TTATGTTTCATCGCTCACCCCTGAAGTGATCACAGCCTTTAAATAATCCACCTGACTAAGCAGGTAAGGAGAAAGGTCGTTCATCCCATCTAGGGTGAAGTAGTAACGCAGTGCGGCCAGCTCATTGAGTACCGCTTTTTCTTCAAGTGTATTATCCATTTGTCTTAGCCTACTGATTTATTTAGCCGACTCTAGTGGTCGTGCCAGTGATTTTACCGCAGCGCCTCAACCTTGGCATTAGGGCAATAAGTGATACACTTGTTATTAAGACTGTATAAATTTGCTAAGAAGTTCCTATAAGGAACCAAGATCCGGCTAGGGTTCACCATAGGAACCCAAACATGAATATAGAAATTCACCCAATTGTGAGTGACTTCAAAAAAGAAGTCAGGCAACGCGGCATCAAGTACAGCCAGTTAGCAACATTAACCGGCATCAGTGAATCAAAGCTAAAGAAGATATTTAGCGGTCGAATAGAAATGACACTGAGTGAATATGATTCTATCCGCACCGCTCTCGATATCGGGCACACCCTTCACGCGCACCCTGACGTGCGTATGGCAATCTATTCCCTGGTGCAAGTTGTTCAGCGCGTGTCGCAATAACTAGCTAAGGGGCTGCAATTGCCTCCATTCAAACGCTATTATTTTCAGCTACCCAGATATGGGTAGCCAAAAGACAGCAAATTAATAAGCATGCTTGAGTCCACCAAGATTAGTGCGCATTTTAAAAATACACAGCTGTTATCTTTTGGTAATGTTATTTACGCATACAAGATCAGGCGCAAGTAAAGAAATGGAATTAATAATAATTTTGTTTGTAATTTTTTTTGTGTTGTTCTCTTGGTTTATCACCAAGGGGAACTTGCTTCTTATGAGGAGAATCGCTGCTTACATAGTCTTGTTTATGCTTTTTGCAGCGATTGCTTTTCAGGCTATTAGCGATCTATTCTAGATTGCAATTGGTGGCATCAACCTCAAATGACTTCTTTGTATAACTTCCTTCTCGCATGTAAGCAACTGTATAAGCTACGAGCTGAGTGTAGATGTACTCTTTATCGCATCCATCAAATCTTGTTTTGGCACCAGCCTTTAAAACCTGCTTTGGGTTACCATCCTTATCAATATATTTATAGTCATAAACGGAAACTTTAAACTCTGTTTCATCATATTCTCTAGTTGATGATGATGTGCTAAATGACTTTAGCCCATAAGCGTGAGTTTTTGATGAAATACATTCAACTTCACCAAGTAAATTCTGACTGCAATTTGATTTAGATAATGAGCTGTTTAACTCTCCAAACTCAGGAATTATGGCGTTAAAGTTTTCTTGTTTTTTACTATTGATGAACTCATAAAATATTGCATATCTTGGATCTACATTTCTTTTGACAAAGTTGCTTTCGGTGTCCGCATCTATACCTTTGGTGGCAATAGCTCTTGCAACCCTATCGAGATAATGACCAGACTCCCAATCATCACTGTAATAAATGACCAAGAATGAATCTTCAGAAGATATCCTTTCAGACGGATCGCTGACGCTATACGCCTCTATTTCCATCAATGAAACACAACCACTTAGCAATAAAGCCATAGACATAATAGCCAATCTGAACATAAAACAACCTCTTAAAAAGCTGAATTTTAACCTCTACTAACACCCTTTAATTGCCTTATATTAAAAAAATGTGATGCACATAAACCTAAACACCTATCAACTAAAGTTAATTAACATTTGACAACCCAAAACGTAAGGGGCTAACATTCCGGTTGTGAGGCGTCGAAACCTCTTCTAGGATACGGACTACAACCAACCCCGTAAGCGTTGGCTTTTTTGTGCCTGTCGTTTGAGCACAAACCCCACCATAGATCTATCTACAGAATTATGTTGGGAGGGCGACGAATACAATACCCTTCGGGGAAATAAGTCCGCGGCGTTTATCCTTAGGCCGTTTCGAACCTCCCAACACCAATCTATTTCGAAAAAACTCAAGGATGCTAAAAATGTCTAACCAACTTACTTTTCAAGGCGTATACCTAACCCCAATCGAGAAAGAAGCTCAGCTATGGCTTTCTGCTAGTGATATCGCCAATGCTCTTGGCTATAAATCCCCGAAATCAATTTCTAACATTTATGCTCGGTATTCAGATGAGTTTTCGAGTGGAATGTCTGAGGTCATCAATTTGATGACCTCAGGAAATTACCAAAAATCAGTACGCATTTTCTCACTGCGCGGTGCTCACCTCATTGCAATGTTTTCACGCACAAGCATTGCCAAAGAGTTCCGCAAATGGGTACTGGACGTTCTTGATAAACAGATAGAAACAGCCCAACCTCAGCCACTAACCTTAACCAGTGCGCAAAAGCTTGAAATACGCAAAGCGGTTGGCAAAAAAGCACTTAATGATGGCGAAAGCCACAAGCGTGTTTATCATGCTCTGTACGATCATTTTAGTGTTAGTGAATATGGCGACATTCTTCAATCTCAGTTTGATGAGGCTATAGCCTTTATCAACAGTCTTGATGTAAGGCCAAGACTAGCCGACCCAAAAAGTACATTGCCTGTTGTTTGCATGCGCATTATGACAACCATTGAAAACGGCGTTGTAACGAATAGCTCTGCCGTTCCCAATGATGCCTATGTTGTCACAAAAGGAAGATTAGCGAATCTGCTTTCTGAACCTGGTGTTTTCTCTTTAGAAGAGATGGCAAAGATCGCAGAAACGGTAAATAGAAGAATGGTCGAGCTGGCAATGAGTGCCGGAAGAATGTTAACTGTAAAGTAAGATAGCCTTCGCTTGCGCTATCTGGAACCCTAGCCCTCCTTCGTGGAGGGCTTTTTTTTGGATGAAATTTACTCCAATTTCGCAAAGTAACAGTATTCGTCACTGTCGTTGTTTTGCAGGAACCACTCAAGAACTACATGATTCTCTGGCGAGCCAACGGTCGAAACTAAAAGCTTGCCGTAGTGACTGTTGTTTACACCCTTATCTTTGCTTATTATGCCTACCTGTAGTCCCGTGCCTGTAGTCAGGAGGTTCCAGTTGAAAGGGTCGCTAACGTCATTCTGAACGAATCCTGTTACACGCATTCTCTCGCTTGCATTTAACGTAAGCACTACGTTTGTGCTTGATACGTTGATAGTAGCCATGAATGCTCTATGAGATATAACCTTAGTTCGTGTGCCTGAGCTTGGGTACACACCAAGATCTCGCATTAATGGCGGCTCTGGCGGCGGCGGTAGTGTTCCCAAAACTGCCGTTCCTATTGGTATGCGCACTACGCTGCCGTCTCTGTGGTTACGATACCACCAAAGCTCATTCTCACCAGCCGCTTTCATGCGAAAGAACTCTACCGAATCGCCAGCGTTAGATAGCCTAACTGGCCTCTGACCAAAGGCGCTAAAGTCAACTTGAGCGTAGCGTGTGCCAGTAAACTCATTTAAGTAGTCAACAATGGTGAACGTGTCTTTAAATGTTTCATCCACAACTACGTTTATGTTGCCCAAGTTCGTTCTGGCAAAGTAGGTTCCGCCTATGTATGGACGCACGTTTGTGTTTATGTCCATGTAGTCACAATGACCGCTGAACTGAGCTTCTTTAAATGGCAATATCTTGCTTCTAAACCACGGTTGCGTTCCGTTTCCTTTGAGTTCAACGCCAGTAAAGCGCACAAACAGCTTGCTCCCACCCTTTAGCACGTAGAAGTTAGGCTCAACCATAACAGGCTGGCCGCTGTCCACTTCCGCCTGTGTAATGTCACGATGAAAATCAACCACTGGCGCGCCTTCGTCATCCTCACCTAGCCAGTATTGAGCGCGTAATCTACCTGCGCTTGCTGGCTTGATCTCGAAGGAATAGGTGAGGTTATCCCCTGCTGTTGTGTAGCTTACCTCTATTGGCTCACTCATGATCACGTTATCAACTAGGTTGACATTGAGCGTTGATGATTGCCCAAGCGCAAAGAATCGCGGGTTACTGTAGCTGCCGCCGTCTTTATCAAAACGGTTCACCAAACACAGCGCATCAGTGCCATCGGCCAAGCGAAAACCTACAGCTTGAACGGCGTTACTCATGCCGAAGGCTGAGCCCAAGTAAACAGTGCTTGGCTTTACCTGTAGCGAGGAATCCGCAATGATCGTATCGGTTGGCTCGTCGTAACTTAATTTACCCAGCACCTTTGCATCATTTCCAGAAACGCCAGCGCCACCAAAAGGGAATATTGGGTTAACACTCATACCACCACCTCAACGATGATCTCTGCCTTGGTTGCACTGGCAGAACGGACAAACGCCTTCTTTCCTTCAGCACCCGCTTGAAACCATTCATCCGTAAAACCACCTTCCGCTTTGCTGCGAAAAGTGAAGTGATCATTGGTTGCGGGTAGCTCGGCCTCACTGGCTACCATAACAACGCCTTTGACTACTTGACCTTTAAAAATATCGGTCGGTTGTGTTCCGGGATACAGATCAGAAATCTGTTGCCATTGGTGGGATACTTCGATTCTTTTAGGCATGGTTTATCACCTCGCTATTGATAACTTGAATGCCAATATAGCCCCCGTCAAAGTATTGTCGAGGGGCTTAGGTTTAATCAAAGTACGGATTAACTCGCCTTACTGCTTGTGCCACCAAGGCATTGCGCTGCTGTAGCTTGCGGGTGATTCGCTCTCGCTTCTCTTCCGCTGTCAAAATTCCGTCTCTGAGAATTAGGTTTACTTCATTGTTCAATTGCTTGATAAGCTTTTGGGTATCCTTAAGCGGTTTTCTTGCGTTAAGAATTTGCCCTCTCTCTTCCAGCAATTCGTTAGCCCGTTCAAAGCGACCTTCTTTTCGGAAGTCATTCACGGTGCGGTAAAGCTCCTCGGCCTCACTCATCATCTTGTAGAAGTCATCAAGATATTTGGTTGATTTGGCGCGGTCGCTGCCTTGGTAAAAGGCTTTAATGACTGGTAAATCTTCTGGCCTTAATGCGGGTTTTACCCCGTAGCCACCCAAGCTGCGCGCCACCATGTCCGAAACCGAAAGCACATAACCGCCAACCGTTCCCAAGTAACCATTGTAAATGTGCTCTAACTTCTTAGGAGATAGCCCTGTAAGCTCGCCGATTTCACGCATGGTGATAGAGGTTTGCTCGTTATATCTTGCCTCTGGTGCCAAGCTCAGATCGGCCATGTTCTCAATTGGCGCACCTTTGAATTGCGAATAGTTGATCGCTGCTTCAAACAGTGGGTTAATCACTTGCGGAACAGGGTTAAGGGCGAAGGTGCTTACTAGGTTACGAGCAAATGCGCCGCGCAAATCTTCTAGGTTATCTTCGAAAAGCGCAGTGTTAATGATGCGCTCAGGTAAGGTTCCGAACAGCACGCCGATTTCAAACGGCTTTGGAATGCGCACATGCTCGCCATAAACCCAAATGTGCCAGTTTAGGTCCTTGTCCCAATCTGGTAACTCTTGATAACGTTCATCATCGCCATTCATTAGCATAAGGGCGACCGATGCCGCGGCGATCATTCCTCCGCGCTGAGCAATTTGAATTGGGCTTTCTTTTGCCGCTCTGGCCAGCTTGCCTAAACCTTGCAGTCTGGCATTGAAGAATGGCAGCACGTCACCCATGAACATGGCGATCTTGCTGCTACCGTGCATAGAGAAATCCATTAGGTCTTTGGCTTCAAACACGGCTTGAGCTTTGCTTTTCCCTGCCTTGAGTGCGGCCTCGTACACGGCCTCACGGTTGGCGTTTTCTAAGCCTTCGCCAAGTTCCATGTATCTTTTCCGCAATTTATCCCAACCTTTACGCATCTTGGCGTTTAGCTGGTCTTTGTTGGTTACTATGGTGTTTTGATAATCACGGATTTCTCTTTCGCTCAAGCCTTTGCGGATCAGCGCTTTTCTTACGCTGTCTGCCATCGCTTGCGGATCATTGCCGTTAATGTAGCCGCCAAGGAATGAACTGCCTGCAAACATCATGTCAATGGTTCCGCCTTCTTTGCGCAGGGTTTTACCTACGCCTTTAAATGAATCCACGATTGGGGTGAATCCATCCTTATTCATTGCCCATGATGAAAGTGAGTCACGCAGGAAGTTTCTCAGCATAAACTCAGGTGACACTGTGACGGCTGAGGTGATCAAACGCTTTGCACCTCTGGCTGTCGTCATTAGCCAATGATTAGTCCTTTCCATATCAATCTGAGTCATTGCATTGAAAAGCTGTGGATCGGCAATTTTTACTAAGTAGTTTTCCCCTTCAATTTTTACCTGAACCGCATCCGCCGCTTTGAACTGCATAAGATTCGGTCTTGGGATAACTTCGATTAGGTCTGTATCCGAAAGGTTGTAAACGACTTTCTGCATTGCCATGTTTTTCATTGAGGCATCAACCAGCTTGCCCGTGTTGATAAAGATGTTTTCTAGCAGGTCATTAACGTTTTTATCTGAGCCCTTTAGGCGTTTGATTTGTGCGCTCTGGTTGGCAATGCCGCGGCCTTTCCACGGACCAATAACCGCATCTAACCCCTTCTCTTTGGCCTCATCGTCTTGACGATAAAACGGCACGTACCATTCACTCTCCCAGCTTTCTCGGCTCTCTTTATCGATGAGTCCCGCCTCTTCAGCCAGATTTAACAGGGCTTTGTTCATGGCGTTGTACTTGGCTTTGGCGGCTTTGAACTTCGCTTGCTTGCCTTCGCCTAGCGCGATCAGTGCGTTAATCTCTGAATCACTGAGCAGGTTCTCACGGCCTTCTGCTTTCAGCTCTCTGGCTCGGTTTCCTGCCATCCATGCCAACCAGTTATTGAGGTCCTTACCTAGACTTTCAAACACGCCCAATAGGCTGTCTGCCTCTCCGGTTCCCTCTTTCTTTTGAATGATGCCATCTTTCCATTCAGGCACACCGTAAAGCATGACGGCTTGCATCACTGAGGATGAGCCAGACGCAAGGCGAGCGGCAACGTAGCCACTATCTTCAGCGCTGTTGATGCCGGCTTTATCTTCGGCATACTTGATCGGGGCAAGTCCATCGAGCCAACGGGTATTCCTTTTCTTTAGGAATTTATCCATAAGCTCAATCCAATCGCCCATGCTTTTGCCGAGCATTTCTTTGCCAAACTCTCTGGCTAGTTCTGCCTTGGTTTTCTTCGAGCCTAAGCCTAGTTTCTCGGCCAGTTCTGGCGTTAGGGTTTGCCCATCCATCGAGAACAGGGTTTTAGAGAATCGGCTATCACTTCCCTTGTATTGGTAGGTTCGGCCATCTTCGTCAACGCCTGACCACATATTGACGTTTTTCACGCGCTCGGTGAGTGTGTCTACGATGTTGTAAAGCTCGGCCTTGGTCATGTCTCCCTCTGACATTAAGCCGACCTTTCTCAGTGCTTTTGCAATGGCGGTGATCACAACATCAAGCCAGCGCTGAATTTTGCTGCGCTCTACTTCCGCTGCCATGGCGATGATCTCTTCCACCTGAATATTCAAGCTCATGGTGCCGTAGCGTTCTTCAACCGAATCCAAAATATCTTTTAGATAAGGCGAGTTGCTGCCACGGAATACGGTTTCGAGAATCGCTTGGTATTCGGTATCACCAACCACTTGTCTAAACGCATGGTGCGCCAGAATCTCATGGCGAAGTTTTTGCCGCAGATCTTTAGGGCTTGTGATGTTCTCGGCCACGATGAACACTTTGCGCTCATCTTCGTTATAGAATGCGTTGATGGTTGCACCTTCTGGCACATCACCACTCACGTATTTAAGCGCTTCCTGCTGAGTGGGAATTACCTGAACGGTGACCGCCGCCCCGCCGTTGTAGCGTTTAAGCCACTCTTTGACGTAGTAGTTTGCCGCCTTTTCCGTTAAGCCCTTTTCACTGGTAGAAGGTTTGGTTCCTTCTTGGCTGAACATGGTTTGCTTTTGCTTCGGCTTTTTCTGCTTGGCTTTTTTCGTTGGCTTCATATCCAGCATGGTGCTAAGCACTTTGCGGCGCTGAGTGGCTTGATCATCACCCTGTTCAAACTGGCTGATTGCATCACGCGCTTTTTGCAAACCTTCTGGTGTGATCTCAGGAATGGTTTGCGCCAACGCCTCAATCTCTTTTTCGGCGCTCATGTCACCACGTTGGAATCGCTCGGAAATCGAATCGACCTTTTGCGGATCGGCAATTAAGGCGCGCTGGTACAGGTTGAGCATTTCATCAGGATCATAGTTTTGATTTTGCTCAGGGAAGCTAACCACGTTGCTGTTATCCACCGTTTCTGTGGGTAAGCTGTTATTGGTTTGCTCTGTCAATTCTGGTTTTGCGATGTTTGATCTCGCTTCGGCTAATGCTTGAGTCTCAAATTGAGAAACTGACATTGGTGTTTCTTGCTTCGCTAATGTCTCTTGAAGTTGCTTGGCCGTAAAACCTGATTTTCTATATGCCTCTCTTATTTGGCGAAGCGGTGGATTGGGGTTGTTTTTAATAAGCTCTGTGATGGCGTTCTTTGCTTGCTCAATCTGCTTTTGTTCTGGTGTTAATGGAACGTCTTGCCCCATTTCCATCGCCGATACTGATTCTGTTTGCTGAATACCTTGCTGATCAGCATTTGGAGAAATGTTCTCTGGCAGATTTTGAGAGGCAAAACCTGACTGCTCTCTCTCTTGCTGTAACAGGCGATCACGAACGTCCATCGCGGCGTCAGTCACTTGTGAGGGTGTGATTGGTTGGCTTTGCGGCCTTACGCTTTGGCGTTCTAAATCATCACGCAGTGCAATGCCCTGTTGCTCGCGCATCTGCATGGCCGCTGCGGTCGGCTGGTAATCTCTTGGTAAACCGTATTTGTCGGCAATGTCTTGCTCGATGTTTAAGCCCGGTGGCGTGAATAGCTGAATGTCATCTTCACTGACGATCGGCGCGGCTGGCTCTGGCTGCGTCACTGGCTGCGCGACAGGCTGAGGTTGAATATCTACTGGCTGAACTTCAGGAACGTTCACAGGCTGCGGCATGATGGTATTGAGCATTTCATCCGCTTGTGTGCTGGCGGTTTGCGCTATGTCATCCGCGCTGTGCAATTCTGTATCTAGGCTTACGTTTCCGGTGATCGGCTGTGCTTCTGCTCTTTGCTTGGCGCTTGGTTTTTCTAGTGCGCCTGAAATGCCACCCATGCCAGCAGACAATACGCCTTCATTAGCAAAGGCTAGGGCTACGCCTTCGTTTAAATCTTGTGTTGGGTCGGCAAGCTGTTGCACCACTTCATTGTTTACGCGCTGCTCTACCGCACCTTGCGCGCCTTCTTGAATGCCTTCTACGGATGCGCCTTTGAGTGTATTGGCAAAGCGAGATTCTGCCGAGGCCAATACGCCGCGACCACCAAACCAACCCGCCGCACCCGATAGCGTGTTAATGGCAAACAGTTTCGGATCAGACCACGCTTTTTCACGCGCCATGTTAACCAATTCGGCTTTTGCTGCTTCGCCCACTTCCTGATCTGAGAACGCTTGGTTTTCTGGCAGTGCGCGGATTTCATTGAACAGTTGGTTAAACTCTTCTGATTGAGATTGAAGATCTTCAATGCTGAATTCTTCTATCTTTTTTGCCACGTTGTTTGAGGCCATGCCGTTAGCCATAGCAATCGTGCCAGCGGATGAACCGATAAATCTGGCGGCTCTGGCTGGCATTCCGCGCTTGAGGGCTTCTTCTGTGATTTGTTTGCCGATCACTTTGGCGCCCTGCTTAATGCCCATTTTGGCTACGCTTGATGTTGGCCCACCTACAGCCATAAATGGAACCACTTGACCTGCAAGCTGAGCGGCGGATAAGGCCCATGTGCGCCAGTTAGTTGCACCATCACCGAATGAGATATTACCCATTTCATCCTTGGTGAATAGATCTTGGCTTAATGCGTTTCTGCCTTGTTCACTCATCTGGCTATACTGGTCTTGCTCAATTTTCAATGCTTGGTCGCGCAATCCGGCGAAGGTTTCAGAGTCAAAGATTTGGTTTGCGGTTTCAAAATCTCCCGCAAAACCTTGAGCAATGCCCGCTTGCATGGCATCCGCTACATCACCCCAAAAACCTTGGTCGTTGCCTTCTGTGGTTGATGTTTGAGATTGAGTTTGTAGCTGTTGGCGGCGCTGAGCGAGCTGGTCAAGTTGGCTGAGGAATTGGGTTTTTCTTTGTTCGTTTTGCATGGCTACCTCAAAAACGGGCATAAAAAAAGCCCCACCCGTAAAGGGGTGAGGCTTGGCACTATGGGGAAATATTACCCCATTTTTTGGGTAAAGCTATTACTGAGTGGTTGTGGCGCTTTTTTCTTTCATTCTGGCCAGTGCGCCTTGCTGCGGTTGGGATTGCTGTGGTGTATAGCTTTGGCTTGCGCCTGCACCACCAAGATAGCTGCTTGCTACTGGCCCTTGCTGAGCTTGAGGCCAGAAGGCAGACGCTGTTTTGTTTGACATCTCAATAATTTTATTCTGGACTTCCTCTACTGGTCTTCCATTTGTTGGTGTGGTGTAAGCATGGTTAGGGCCTGCACCACCAAGATAGCTGCTTGCTACTGGCCCTTGCTGAGCTTGAGGCCAGAAATCGCTTTCACTATCCTTGCCAGGTATCTTGACGGTTTTTGTTTTTTTTGGCTCAGAACCTTGCGGATCACCAGCATTCGGCGCAGGTGGCGCAGTGCCATAGATGTTAGTGATCAGCTCTGCGTAACTTTCACCAAGGCCGGATGTGATAAACGCATCAGGGTTATTTCTCATCAAGGTTTCGAGCTGGCTTGCTAATGGCACTAGCGCTTTGGTATCTGGCGGAGCCATTCCGCTTTCTGGATACATGGCTTTTGAGATTTGAGTTGCCAAATCTTCCGCACGTTTCAGCACTGGCTTATAGCGGCTATCTTGCTGACCTTGCGCGGCTTTCACTCGCGCCACTTCCAGATCACGTTTGTACTTTAATTCAGCATCCGCCAACTGGTCAGCGCGTTGCTTTTCATATTGCTCTGACTGAAATTGTTGATTCATGCGTTGGCGCTCAGAATCTTTTTCAAATAGGCGCTCATCTCTCGCGGCCTGCTCGGCACTGATGCGATCTGCTTCTTGTTTACGAAAGCCCTGCTGGGCGATGCTGCTCATGCCTTCGCCAAGTGATTTACTCAGCGAACCGAAGAAACCACCGACTGACATTACTGACCCCCTTGGTTCATGGATTCGCCAATTTTGGTAATGAGCTGCGCGTACTGCTGGCGCTCTTGCTCATTGAGCATTCCGCTTGCCATTTGCCCAAACTGCTCAAGTGATGCGAAGAATAATTCAGGCATCATTTGCTGCGCTTGTTCTGGCGGGATTTGCATTTGGTTTACCAGCTCTTTCAGCATTTCTTTGGCAGAGTTGATCATGACATTGGGCGGAATGGTTTTACCCTGCTGCATGGCGGCTTGAAGGTTGGCAACCAGTGCGCCGGCAATCATCATCGGGATGGCTTCCATCGGGTTTTCACTTGGGGCTTGGCTACTTTGCAGCGCTTGCATGCCGTTTTGCGTTACCATGTCTCGCATCTGCATCATGGCGTTTTGCTGCTGGTTTTGTTGCATTTGACTTAGGCTCATATCAGCTTACCTTTACGTTGTCCCAAATGGTTGAGACGTCAGGGAATTCAAACTTGGGTAGTCTATTCGTTAGCGGCTGCTCGGTCACGGACTGCTGCATTTTGCTGAGTAGCCCTTGTCGGTTGCCGCCTTCACCGTAGTTCGCGCCATTGGTGGGCGAGTTGGTTTGCACACCGAGGTTATCGAGAGTGGCACGGTTATCACTGATAAAGGATTGTCGGCCAAGTGCCAGATCCGCAGTATCAGCAAAGTTAGCTACCGCACTTAATGCCGGAGCCATGCTTGCGGCGGTTTTGCTGCCGTTAATCAGCGCGGCCTTGCCGACGAGGTTTGCACCACGAATCGCAGTCGATGCGGTATCATCGCCACGCATTTTGGATAGGATGCCTTGTTTAACTGCATCTTGTTCAGGATCCGGTATGTTCTGAACGAAGCTTCCCCACTCCGCTGGCTTTTCGGACAAAAACCCACTGACGGTATCTACGACTTGTTTGCCAAGCCCAACTAAACCACCAGAAACAAGGTTTAAAGCACCTTCACCAAATGACGATTTAATCTCACTGGCGTTTTCATTGAGCGCATTCTGTGTAACCTGCGCGGTGCGGTCGCTTGTCATGTATGTGCCTGGTGTCATTGCTGACATCGCTTCTGAGGTAATGCCTAGTGCGCGCTGCTCTGCGGTCGGAGATTGGAAACTGGCCTTGCTGGCTAGTTGGCCGAAACCGTTTTCGCCCGTTAGTGAGGCGGCGGTATCTTCTGCTACGGCCGCTTTCATTCTGGAGAGGTTGCCAACCGGTGAAACACTGCTTTTTGAGAACCCGCCAAAAGCATCGGCTGCGCCTTGGTAACCAAATCCGCCACCGTTGCCGCCGTTTCCTCTATCACCATTACCGCCAAAGTTGGCATTACCAAACGAACCGGAGCCTAAGCCACCTGTACTGGCATCAGCACCGCCGGATGGATTGCCGATTGAACCAACGCTATCAAACGCGCCAGAACCTAAACCGCCTGTGCTGGCATCCGCACCACTGCCAACACCCATGCTACCGCCGCGATCACTAGCGCGACTGCCTTCATTGCGGCTTGTGCCTCTTGAATGGTCACCACCGCCGTATTCGCCACGGCCACGACTGCCGCGATCACCTGCTGCCATAATTAACCCGCCTTTTTCTTCATACGGGTTAGGATGCCGCCGCTTGCTAGATTGGGCGACTCACTGACCGTTAGGTTACCGTAGCCGGCATCAACATTCGGAACGGCAGACCACTCTTTGCGCATTTGGTTTTCCATGTTCAGGCGGTCTTTGTACGAGTCCATTTCTTGCTTCATGAGCTGCTTTTGGCCGAGGTAACCGCCAACGCCAATCAGACCAGAGCCGAGCAGTGTTGTTGTGGTTGGGTTTTTCTCCATCCAATTCGCAGCAGTCGTGGCCGCTTTAGCTGCGGTTTGCCCAACGCCAGTAACAAGATTTACTACGTTATCAAAATCAAACATACGTTACCCCACTGTGATATTCGGCACGCCAAGATTAGGGAAGCTCGCCCAATCTTTTTGCGTGGTTGGAATTTTATTGAACAGGTTAGAGATAAAGGTGAGCTGAGAATCGCGCATCGTCTTTAGCTGGTTGATGGCGTTTTGCTTATCTGTGGCGTTCATGTTGGTGTTGTTCATGATGCCAGCAATTTGCGCGTCAAAGTTTCCGGTGATCTGCTGCGCGTAATCGATGTATTTGCCAATGGTGTTGGCAGACACTTCGCTCTCTTGCATGCCTTGCTGGAATTCTTGAGAGGCGTTCTGCTGAGCCATCGGTAATGCGGCATCCACCATCGCACGCATGCTAGCCTCTGTGTTGATGCTAGAGCCTTGCATACCGCGAGCTGCTGCCGCTCTATCACCCTGAGCCGCAGCAACGCGCATCGGCAAAGAGTTTGATGCGGTGATCTGCGATAGCTGATCAGCAACGTTGGTTTTATCAATCTTGCTGGTATCAAGCATTGCGGATAACTGCGGCGTTTGCGGCGCAAGCGTTCCGGTTGCAGGCGTTGTAGTTTGCGGCGCAGCCTTGGGAGCAGCACCACTCACACCAGCACTAGGCGGCGTAACCGCTTGAGGTTGAGTAACGGATTTATTCGACGTTTTTAACGCCTGACTCATTGAGGCTAGTGACATTCTGGTACCTCGATTTTAGGTAATAAAAAAGCCCCGATTGGGGCTTGGTGTTTATAGGTGGATTTAATCAATTCGATGTTGTGATTGATGCGACGGCGCAAGCCATTACAGTCAAAAGTCCACAGGAGGTGACGCTTTTGTTTTTCCAGACTTCTAAACGGCTGATGGTTAAGTTTCTAAACTAACCCATCGTGCATGATAGGATTAGAGTGGGTACTGATCTGCTATCTCACTGAATCGAGAAGAAGCGTCAACGCTGGTACGTAGTGTAATGTTTGCAAACTGACCAGTAGTAAGTGTTACAGTTACGTTTCTTCCTGAGAACTGAGTGTTATGCGGCTGAATATTGCTTAGTTCAACTTCGCTGTCAATTAAGCGCTGTATAGACGCGTCCCACAAAAGTACATCATTAAACTGAGCTGTCACTGAATTCTGACCAGCGCCGAAAACGCGCTTGTACGCTTTAGTGCTATGCATCTTAATTGATGGATTTTCACCAATGTCCCCTTGCAAATCTACGCTGTTGTTACTTACATCTGTATCTCTAACTCTTCCTATTGTTCCTTGCCAAGTAAAGGCTCTGGCCTGATAATTGCCAATTATAGAGAAAATGTTATCTCTAAAGATGAAAGCGTCCATGTTGTGATTTGCTGTTATCGCGTTTAAGTGTACGTAGCTTGATGCATCTACAGAAGATGCAGCAGCTAGGCGTCCCCCTAGAAACTGCATTTGAGATGGGTTTTGAATTTCAAGACCACAAGTATCCAAATACGTCCCGTTGAATTGGTTCCGCTTTGCGTTTCCTCGGATGACAGAACGACCGTTCGCATTGTATTGGTCAACACCTGTCCCGTAGAAATGGCATCCGTTGAATTTATTTGCTTGTGAGCCAATGTCGAATTGTTTTTTGCAATACTTTACGACAAGCGCATTAAATTTGTTATCTGCTGCTCCGCCCACATCAATAAGTAATCCCGTGGAAGATGGTGTCAAATAACCTTCTTCGTTATTGTAATATTCAGCAATTGTACAACCAGCTCCCGTGTTAAACTCAAAACCTAGATCGCTACCAATTCTTATTCCCCAGTCTTTTTGGCCGTGAATCCTTAATCCTGTCGCCCAGTTCTCAATATAACGATTAACATAAATAGCATTTGCAATGCGCTCACATTCGAGCTGAAGGTTATGATAACCAATCAGCGGGTGATCTCCTGCGCCTACGTACTCAATAAGGTTTTCTCCGATCGGAAAATTTGACACATCAGGTGCAATTAAACCATTTGCAAAAGTGTATCCACCTGCCCCCGCCGGTAGTTCTATGGGTCTGTCAATCACAACCGCTCCGCCGCCTAGATCGATAATCAAACTTCCTGAGTTGGTTGCGCCGTTTATTTGTGGGTAAGGCTTTGTTGACGCAGCAGCTTTATCTACAGCCTCTTGTATTAGCGACTTTTTAACTGCAATAACGAACGGGGCCTCAAGTCTTTTTGCGTACAGATCTAGGGCCGGAGTTAAATCAACAATAACACCACCAATCGTCGCATCGCTTGATGTTAAATTAGAAATCACCCCACTAGCCAACGGACTCATCGCATACACATTACCATCCACAATTACATGAGTAATCGGTAACCCATCCGCCGTATCTTCCGGCGCGGGGATCACATCCCCCACTTTTAAGTTCTGATTGGTGAGGCGTGGGTAAACTCGCGCATTCACGCCAAGCGCTTTTTCTAGCTGCTCTCGATGAATGTTCGTGACGGTCGCGGCGGCTTCTAGCGCTTCATCTCGCGCTTCGCCGGATTGCCTTGCCTTTTCAATGGCAATGTCTCGCGCTTCTTCTGCGCGCTCTGCGGCTTCTTCTGCTCGGTTAGCATTTTCTGTGTTATCGCCAAGCTTGGCTTCCATCTGCTGAAGCTGTACGGCATGCGTTGGCGCGGTGGCCTCTCCCACATGAATCGGGCCGTCATAACCTTGGCCGTCCTCTCTTGGTGCGGGGATCTTGTCAAACGCTGCCGAAATGGCATCGAGCTCAAACTCAACATCTAACCCGTTGGCGCGTGTCCGAGGGTCAAACTCTTTGGTACGCTTGTAGTAATCTTTATCAGACACGGTATTGTCTCCGAGGGATGTAGTTAAGAATAAAACCTGAAATGTCGAAGTTTTCTTCGTGGTCGGATGAGCCTGTTAGCGAAATAGAAATGTTTCTGCTGTTGCCTGATAAACTAACGATTGGCGTGGCGTAGTCTGGCGCTGTCCAGTAGAAGTCGTTCCAATCGGATTCATTCCAGCGACCGCCGCCGCCATAAGCGATGCCCGTATTCACGAGCGTTTGTGATTTGTCTGGTGTGCCGTAATCCAAATCAGCGTAAAACTTCAAGCTCAGTGCATTGGCTACGTTCATTTGCAGCTCTGCGCTTTTCCAGTTCTTCACCACTGTTGGAGTGCCGCAATGGCTGTAAGCAAGGCGCATATCCCAAAAGATGGGCTCACCTGCAAAGCTGTTTACTGCTGCGTTTTGTCGGTAGATGCGGCCATCATCAAACGCAAAGAACAGATTATCCGGCGATTGCCATACGCCGCGAAGTGGTTGAGGGTAAGTGAATTCGGTTGTTCTTGTTTTGGCGTCTGGCTGAATCTCTACGATTAAATGCGCTTTCTCGCCATAGAACCTCACCTGATTTGATTCAGGGATGTTGGCAATAGCGAAATAAGGGCGAATGGCTGCTTTAGGCGCTTGCTTGTTAGCTTGAATTTCTGAGGCGATTAAATCACCAAACACATCAGTTGAATCCACACGGATTAAGCCGTTTGTGGTTTGCGCTACAGGAACAAACGTTGATGTGAGCATGCCCGGCTTTACGCCAACTTTGCTGGTTAGACGCTTAATCACCCAGTTGTCCCGCACCTCACCAAACAGCGCATTGATGCTGCGAGAGCCGGCAATGATCATCGCGCCGCCCTGAATGCTTTTGAATCCGGTGATTTCATCCCCTGTGCTGAACTGCTCAGCACCCAATAAGCCGCTCCAGCTCATTGGATAACCAACACGAGAATGGCCGTAGCTGCCACCCTTGAAGGCTACAAACAAATGGTTGCGATGTTCTTCAATGAAGATGGGCTTTTCTAGCCCTGCCGTTTGTAACGGGATCACTGTTCCATCTGGCCTAAACTCGGCAACCTGCTCACCATTGCAGCCGTATGCGTAGTAAGTGGCAACATCTGAATAGAAGTTGTGATAAACAAACTGCCACTGACCACCTGCTGAAACCTTTACCCTGTCACTGGCTTTGCTCACGGTTGCCACGGTTGCAGCATCCACAACGATGGACTTATTCAGCGCAATGCCGCCTTCTCTGGTGGCAATCCATCCGGTTTTGCCATCGGCTGCAAAATCTGATTCCAGAATGGTGAAGGTGACAGAGTCCACAGTGAATGTTGAGCCGCGAACCAACAGCAGCGGATCTGTCACATCCTTCACTTCAATCAGGTGAGTTTCTGGTCTTGTTTGCCAACCTGTCTCTGTGCCGATAGAAACCAGCGCTTCCGTTGCATCAGCATTATCACGAATTGCCAAGAGTGCATCGTCAATACTCACCACTCCGCGAATAAATCCAGTGCCTGGCACTGCTTCAACCTTTTGCATCAAACGCTTTTGCACATCAGAGCGCAGCCGTGTGAATTCCTCTGCGGTGTTCTTGCCATACTCTTTATCAATAAGCGTGATGGTGTAACTTAAACCTAGTTCTTGGATGCTCAACACATCGCCGCTGTCACCCTGCATTCCAGTGCTGGCCATGTAGACCAAATCACCTTCTATCAGAATGACCTCGCCGGACGTTCCGTTAATCTCGGCCATCTTGCCGATGATTTGCGGATCTGGAACCTGATTAACAATGGCCGTATAGAACGTGTAATCACTCGGCTTGGTTTTGCCATCTATCGGCTCATAGCCTTCAATGCGACCAAAGCCGCCACCCCAAATGGGCTGAACGTTTAGCGCGTTAATGGCCGAACCTGCTTTTTTGGCAATGGGCGGCGTGGATAAATCCAGCGTACCGAGAACAGGTACAAACAGCGTATTGATGCTGGGTAGTTTCATAGCGTCAGCGTTGGTAAGTATTGATTGCACATGCGAAGGAAAAGACGATCGTATTCATCATTGGCGCGAATCACTTTCTCTTGTGCTGCATCTGAAATGGCTAGGCCGTACATGGCTTTCCATACAATCAGGATATGCAGATCGGCGCGGATGAATGGCACGTCTGTATTTTTGGTGAGCACTTGAGGTGCATCTGCGTTGAACGGATCAACCCAAAATGACGGCGACCAAGTGCGGCAAAGCTGTAGCTCTGTCCACGCTTCTCGCACGGCTTCGACTATTTTTAAGTCGTCGCCGCGCTGTCTTTCCACGTTAGATGGACCGTCACCAGAGTCTTTGATTTCACTTCTCAGGCGCTGGCACAGTTCAAGGAAATTCATTATTGAGGCATCTCAACTTGAATGTTGTAGCTAGGCACTGACTTCGCCAACAGTGAGCCATCTTTCTGCTGCTCGAAGTGGGTTTCAGTTGAGTTCATCAGAACCTGATAAACGGCATAAGGCACTTCAACAAACTCATCACGCTGGATCTTGCAGTCATATTCGTTCACCGCTACGTAAACATCGCTCTTGTCTCGCTCTGATGAGAAGATTTTCAGGCGGACTTTCTTTTGTTTGCTGACAGGCTCGTAAGCTTCTGCAGGGGCAATATCGGCCATGGCTTCTACAACCTGATTTTTCATGCTGTCAGGCAGAAGATCATAAGGTCGCTCAAGGTTGTTCAACTCTTCGAACGTCAAGATCTGCTCAATCAGTGATTCACGTTCTGAGCTTTCAGGCTCAATGCCGCACTGTTCGCGCAAGTGTTTTTCCAGAGTTTTTACTTGTGAAGTCAAAGAAACAAAGTTGTATGACATGGGAATTTCTCCGCTAGAAAAAAGAAAGCCCCTGCAATGAGGGGCTTAGGGTTTGGGTTACAGCGCGGTTGCTGCCACTTCGATGCGCGTCATCCACGCTTCGTTTAGGCGAAGGACTGCCGTCCACATCTTCCAGCCAACAGAGCCGGTTTGACCAAGCTCATCGCCTTTTTCTGGCTTGCCCGGGTTGCGAACGAGGATGGTTGCAGACTCCATGCCCTTAAGTGGACACATGCCGTAGGCGTCCTGACCGAAGATCACAACGGGGTAAACGTCTGCATTCGTGCCAGTGGTTGACAGCACGTTACCACCTGCCGCGCCGCCAGCATCTTTGAACGGCTCAAGCAGTGGTGTAGTGATGAAGCGCGTTGCTTCAACAGAGCCAAACTCTTCCGGCACGATGGTCTTACGGCCACCGTAATCAGCCACAGTTTTAAAGCCGGGCAAATCGCGGATATCTGGCTCTAGGTCGGTGTGACATACAGCGATGTATGACGCTTCAACCGACTTGGTGCCGTAGTTGACAGAGGACGCCAGCACGTTGGTTTTCTTGCGCGCTCGGTTTTTGTTCAAGCGGCGCACGGCCATGCGGATCTTCGGCAGAGTTAACTTAGTGTTAACTTGGTTGCGCTGAGTGCCGTTTGCGTAGATTACCGAGGTACCCGCTTTGATAACACCCCACGCGATCATCTCTGCAGTTTCCGCCGCTTGCTCACCAGAGAGCAGGACCGCTTTCTGCAGGATTGGGTCTTCGTGAATGTCCTGAATCACATCTGTAATCTCAGCCCAAGCGCCGTACTGCTGCAGAGAAACTGCAACGTCTTCCACTTTGATTTTCTGTGCGTCAGGACGAACGCCTTCAACCAGTGGCGTGGTGTTCACAGTGAAAGGCACCATGCGGCGGAACTTCACTTGAAGACCTTTGTTTTTTGGCACAGGCTCAGTCTGTGCAAACTTAGATAGAACAAGAATAGGCTCTGCGTGTTTCAACATTTGAGCGACGGAATAAATACCGACGCGAGGTGATACATCACCAAAAGTAGTAGTTGCCATTTGCGTTTCTCCGTGTGGCGAAAAAGGATTTACTGCTGTTTATCGATTTCCGCAGCGAAGGCTTTGAATAGCGCTTCTGCATCATCCGGCTCGTTGCCTTGTCGCGCTGCTGCGCTTGAAAGAGGCGCCGACATTGAAGAGATTTGCTTTTGCCGTTTTGTCGCTACGGTTTGCGCTCTTGCGGTGCTTTGGCTTTTGAACTGATTCAGCACATAGATTGAATCTTGCGGATCATGACTATCGAATGCGGCGCGCATGATCGGCGGTTGGCTGTTCAGCCAGTTGTCAAAGTCAGGGCTTTTCAGAATGTCGTAGACGTCCGGCACGGCTTGAGTAATAGCGGCTTCTGCGGCTTGCTCTTGCTCCTGCTGGTAGCTTTCAACACCTGAATCAATCACCGCTGCAAGGGCGGCTTTAGTGGAATTGGTTTCGGTCACTTGCTTATCGAGGAACGCTCGAATACCAGCAGCAAGCTCGGGGAAGTCTTCTTGCATCCCCGTTAAAACACCGTCCAAATCCTTGGTGTTTTTGTCGCTTTCGCCTTGTTCGTTGCGCTGCTCTAGCAGTTTCTTTGCCTCTTCCCACTTGCGCTGCATGGCCTTGGCTCGCCCTGAATCGGACTTAGCCTGATGCTGCAAGCGCTGGTTTTCCGCTTCCATTTCCAAAAAGCGATTACGCAGCGGTTCAGGGGCATCTTTCAGATAGTCGGGCAGTTCATCACTCTGGCCTTGAGTGTCTGCACCTTCTTCTGCTGCGCCTGTGCCTTCATCGCCAGTACCCTGCTCTAGCGTTTGCTCTTGTTCGAGCGTGGCTGTTGCAGTGCTTTGGAACTCCTCGGCGGACATTTCGCCCTCCACTAACGCAGCGGCCTTTTTGAATTCAGCGGCTTCGTCAAAGTCTTGGGTTTCTAATTCGTTAACAATCATTGCTTTCCTCGCGGCTTAATGCGGCGTAAAACAAAAAACCCAGCACGTTGGCTGGGTTCGGTTGAATTCTTTGGGTTAATTTAAATCTTCGATAAGCGCTATCAGGGCTTGGATTTTGCCTTGCGTAATTCGGATTTCATCCATTGAAGCGTTGGCCTGATAGATAAGATGTTCAGACAAATCAACCTTGCGCTTATTCAGTTCACGGCGAAGAATCACTTTGCTGCGTTCTTCAATATCACGAATGGTTAGTGCGGCTTCGGACATATGAGGTTAACCATTTCCTGAGTGTTGAACCCTTGCTGCATCAGCGAGTAACAAGACTGAATCAGGCTTTCTTTTCGTTCTTCTTGAAATCGCTCGACTTCATAGAAGTGATAAGGGTTTGGGTAGCGCCCATTCCATACTGACATGCAGTGGTGAGTTACAGCGGCAGCTAATGTGCTACGCATTGGAATACCTCTTTGTCGTGCTCTGTTGGCTCAACCTGTTTAATCAATGCACAGGTAATCAAATCGCTAAAGACGGTAGGCATATCGGTGATCACTGCTTTTCCCATCCTTACTGATTTAAAACCTTGGTCGCATAAAAAAACCGACAACCCTTCGGCTGTCGGCTCTGTGTAGCATTCGAGTTTGAGCATTAGATGTAATTGCGCTGTTCGAATACACTGCGACGAACGTGATAGATATCTTTTGCATCCAAGAAGCAAACGAAATCACCGGCGTTTACTGGCTCGAAGTGAGCAAACTCATAACGCTCACCGCCAATTGCAATTTCACTCAAACATGGACCGCCAGATTCAGCTTGCTTTAGCGGGATGATCGCGTCATCGGGTTTCACTTCATAAGCGATGCGCTCAATGGCTTTTCCATGATAAACCTTGAAGCCTGACATTTTGGGGTGATGCTTTGGAGAGTAATCCGCTTGTGCTTGAGATTCGGTAGTGCATGGCTGGAAACGATCACTGGTTCGGCCTGTCACTTTCAACAAGTAACCTTCAAGCTCCCATAGTTTATTGACTGCTTCTTGTAGGCAGTTCTCTTTTGCGTACTTGCAGCCATCTTCCCATTTGTAGTCTGCTGGATCTACGCAAGCTGATTCGCCATAAGCAACCTGAAAGCCATTAGGCAGAAAAGCCCAACATCCGGTTACAGTTGTGTTTTCAACCCGAGCAAACTTGAACTCAAGTTGGCTAACTAAGTTTTCGATGTGTTGCTTTTCCACTTTCATGTATTTGCTCTCAAATTGCGCCCAATAAAAAAGCCCCACCCAAAGGGCGAGGCTTCACATCATGGGTGAAAATGTACCACGTTTTTTGGCTGAATCAAGGACAACGTTGTTTACTCCAAGCCATTGTTTGCAGCAGGGTTCACCAGATTCATATTCTTGAGCTTGGCCTCAGTGATGAACTTGGTCATATCTTGGCGGAGCTGAGTGTTTAGCTTACGCATTTCAGTCACCAGTTTCGCCTCGTTCCACTTCTCCTGCTGCGCCAACTTCAATAGCTCTAGCTGCTTTTTCTCTTCGGCTTCAAGCATGGCCTGTTGCATGCGCATCTCTTCACGATAGAGCATGGCTTGCGTCTCTTGCTGCTTCATGGCTGCGCTGAACTTGGCGAGCGTTTCATCGTGCTGCATCTTCTCGCGCTGTAGAGCGATTTCCATTTCCTTGATAACCAGTTGCGGATCTTGCGGCTGGTTCTGCTGCGCTTCCTGAATTTGTTTGAGTTTTGCTTCGTACTCTTCGCGAGGACGCAGAACACTACGCGCACCCATCGACATGCTTTTGACTAGCGACTCATACACAAAGTAGAAATCGAAAGCGGCTTCTGCATCTGGTCTTGAAGAAAGTCTATCCATCAGCTCGATGAGTTGAGCTGTTTGCGTCTCTTTCACAAGCAGTGCAGTTGTTCCGCGAGCGATGATCTGCATATCCCCTTTAATCTCGTTCTTTTTGGAGAACTGCATATTCCACGCATAGAAGCGGCGGATAAGTGGCTTAGTAACAGAATCATCCCACTCTTTGACTTGGCGGCGGCGCACGGCGTTTGCAGCGTTCATCAGCATAGACATGCCGCCCAGCGTTGGCGTGACTTGCCCCTGTTCGCCTTGGCTAATCATCGGCAGTCCGGATTCCTCATCCATGAAAGCTTTTGCCATGCTGATGATGTTCGCGTACTCGGCCTGACGGTTTTGCAGAGAGAAAACACCAAACGCTTTTTGAGCTTCGAATTGAGCAGATACTGATGCTTTGTCGGTGGTTTTCCACACCTTGAGCGGAGAAAAGCTCCAATCATTATCGGCAGGCATTAACGCTGATTGGTTAACGACAATCTGATCGCCAACGGTCGCAACCCCGTTATCAATCATCGCTCGCCATGCGGTATTCAGGATTGATTGAGCATCGCTGCACAGATGCGGAATGCCATAGCCAAAGATGCAGCTCACATCTTCCTCAGCGCAATAAACGCTGTACGGCCACTCTTCCGTATCAAATGGGTTAATGCCAGCTTTCAAGATAAGGCCACAGCCAGACATGACGATAACGCCATCCACCTCAGAGGGAGTAGATTCAAACTCCTCCTCGGTGAGCAATCCTGCCTCTTGCAACACTTCACGAGGAATAGGACCGTGATATTCCCAAATCTCGTAACGTCTATCTTTGTACGTTGGCTGCAAACCATTCAGGGCGCGGATCTGGTTAATCGTGCCTAGCACATCTTCAGTCAGCGCATGGCTATCGCGTGGCTCTTTCTCTGCTAGTTCGCGCACGTTCTTTGCCACATAGCCGGCTTGTTCGGTCATGGTCTTGAGTAGCTTCTTGCGCGTTAGGTAACTACGCTCAAACGTAAACTCAGAATCATCAATACTGGTTGCCGACATATCAGGAACAAAGTCCCAAGGCATAACAGCGCGAGCAGAGGGAGAGGCAGAACGTTCAATAACCGCTTCCCATTGCTCAATGCCGGTTTGGTCCATGCCGACAGATTGCCAAGCGGAATTGGTACGGCCTTCAAGAATTGGACCTTTAATGATGCCAGTGCCCAACACGCCAGCGTAATGCAGCATCCAACGCGCCTCGGCGGCGTAATCACACTCAGAGAGTTGATCTTCGATTTCATCTTCCATCGCCTTGGCTTTGTCTTTCGCTTGCTTAATAAGCTCCTGAGCTCGTTGCCACTCTGGCGCATCTTCTGGCAATGAGCGGACTTGATTCACAAGCTCAGGCACAGGCGTATGAGAAATTCCGTAGTTTTTATCGTCAGCAGGGAAAAGCAAATCGGTCATTTGCGCCACCCAAGCATCGGTTTTGCTGCGGGTATAGCCAACGAATACGGATGATTTTTTCGAGTCCGTCAGTTGCTTAGTGAACGCTTCATCATACTTGCCATAGTAGTTGCGTAAATCGTGCAGCCAGCGTAGCTCAATGGGGTTACGCTCCTGAAGATTGTTTCTCAGTTTGGAATGCAGAGACTGCCCGAACGCTTGCAATGCGCTTTCGACTTTCTGCTCGCGCTCTGCAGACTCTTGAATTGCTTCATCAAAGATTTGTTGCTCGTTCATTCTCAGTATCCTGTTTTGCGGTCTATCGCGGTTCGGCTGGTTTGTTGTGTAATCAATCTCTCTCGCTCAAGATCGGGAGTCGCGGCGAGACATAGGTATTGATTGGCGTCATGTGGGTGTGAGTAAGAGTTTTTATCTGGAGTCTCTGTGTAACGTTCTTCGCCGCTCACGTTGAGGCGCTTGAGTCGATAGCCCGTTTCGTAGCCTTTGATGAGCTTTTTGCAGTGAGGGCTAATGATCATCGCAGGTTGACCACGGCCAATCAGACGACTCAAGAAGCCGCGCACCGCTTCAAGGCGAGGCGTTAAATCGTTGGTATGTGCTGCATCAGCGTTGAGTCCTTCCCTCTCCATGATTTGGAAGCAGGTTGTTTCATCCGATTGCGCTCTTGCTATTCCAGCCGGATCACCAAAGAACTCCACATCACAGCCGCGATACTTCTGTGCAAGTAGCGGCTTGACGTCTTGCTGAATGAAGCGCTCTGCGCCCAATCCTGATGCCACGATTTCGTCAACGATTCGAAGCTGGCCAATCGGTGAGATTTGCCCAAAGATGGCCGCAGGAGTCAGACCGAAGTCAATCCCAACGATAGTGCGCCACCCTTTAACGGGGAGAAGCTTCTGTTTAGCCACATGCAATTCACGATTGAAGTGATCGCCGTAAACGGGACGACCATCGGCAACCGTCACAAACTGGTTACAGATACGAGAGCGGATCCAGTTCAGCGATGCGCCGCCGAGTTGGTCAAACCAAGCGGAGTAACCCTTGTTATCGTGCCGCACGTTCTCAGCGAGTGGGTTAGCAACAAAGCGCTTACCCTGAATATCCCTGAACCATCCCTTCTCGATGTTGGCTTTGATTTCAGGTGAAAGCGCATCGTGTGGAATGTTGGTAATTTCGATTAGCGCACCAGGTTGCTCGTAGAAACTCCAGTTGCTTGGCTTCTTCGGCTCGCCGTATTCATCGACACCTTTTTCGAGCTCATACCACCAGTGATCATCATCTGGTGAGTTGGTATCCATGATCACGCCGCACCAAGTTGGATAGCCTTTCGATGCTGTTGGATAACGCGCTTGCGTTGCACGAGAAACCGCCTCGGTCACAATCGCCTTGTTTAAAAACTGCGCTTCGTTAATCCAAATGCCTGTCATTTCAAACGACATGAGCTTTTGAACATCCTTGGGCTTATCGAGCGAAAGGAAGTAAAACTCACAGTGAATGCGAGTCTCGCCGTCTGGATGGTCGATATCTAACAAGCCGAAGATCGGCGAGTTATAAACAATCGGGCAAACTTCCTCGGGTATCCATTCCTGAAACGTCTTGATAACGGTCGCTTTCAATTCGGGGTAAGTGTTACGCACACAAACCCAACGTGTGTAACGAACGCCGTCAGACGCTGGCGCTTGATTCATCGCCACTGAGAGCATGTGGTTTACACAACCTACCGACTTGCCAGAGCCGACAGGACCGCGCACGCCAATGACGTCATTAGTGTCACGGTGAACTAGCTTGAATGTGGGTGAAGCTTTGTAATTGATATCCATAGGCACAAAAAAAACCGCCGTTTGGCGGTTACAGTTCTAGATTCCAGTTGATGTTTGATTTGCCTTTGCGGTTTATCTTCTTCAGCGCCGCTTGCTTCAATTCAGTGTCCACTTCCACTTTTTTGATTTCCGCCTCTTTCTTGCGAGTGTCGGTTTTGATATGTGGCACTTTCACGCCGTCGATGCGCAGTCCAGAGATAGTGCGAGTGATAGACTCAATCCGAGCTGTCAGCGTAGCCATTCCGCTTTCAATTCGGTTGTAGGCTTCATAGAGAGAAACACGCTGCTCAACTTTGGTTGAGTTCCGAATATCTTCCATCACCAGAGCAAGAGCCTCACTGCCGGACTGCAAACGAACCCGACAGAGCTCTAGCTCATCTTCCAGTTCAGCAATGGCCGCAATGTCGAATTTCTCTAAGTCTTTCTCTTTGAAGTAGCGAGCATAAAGCCCATGCTTTCTCGCTCGACTGTTGCCGGGCTCCGCTGGGCTAGTAGGATTGGGATTACCAGAGTTGCCGACTGAGCAAGTATTCCCTGCCTTAAATCGACCAAACTCATCACGACCAGAGGATACCGTCTCTTGTTCGGCTCTCGTTTCTGAATCATCAAATTCGGATTCGTGACAACTTTCCTCTGTCACTTTCTCCTGTAATTTCGCTTGTTCGTTTCTAACTTGCGCAGAGTGATTTTGCGCATTTTGCGCAGTGCGCAGCGCAGATTCGTTTTGCGCAACTTTTGTGGGTTTAATGTATCTGCGAGCAGACTCGTAATTGAGGCCATGACGAATGCAAAAATCTTTTGCTGATATGCCAGTTCTGGCGTGCTCGACTTCGAATTTCTTTTGTAAGAGCTTCCAGTCTGTCTTTGCCATTACTACTTTCTCGATGGTTCGTTGCTCAGCTCTCCCTCTACAACCCAATCCCCCCTGAGAGGTCGATGAGTGGTGTGGATACAGATACGCTCACCCGAAGAGAGGACAACCCGAGCGGATTTGCCGTTATAACCGATAACGCCTTTGATTTTGCCTGTGCGCTTCTTCATAGGTCGTTTTGAGGAACCATGCGCAGATAAGCGATGGCGATACCGAAAAGAATGTTGATTGAGGCGTAAGCGATAGGGCTGAAAGCGTATTGATAGAATGCGAGCAGAACGAGAATGCCGTTTAACACTGCTGCCAATACTGCGGCTTTAAAGCTCCATCGTTTCCAAGCGTCTGAAAGTTTCATCATTGTTGTTATCCTCCGTAGACATAATCGGAGCCACTGCGAGAATGGATCCTGTTATAGCTACGCGCACTAGGGAATATCTCCCGACATGGCCTAGAGCACTTCCGTCTTTTCGGCCGTCAAGATAGATCACCTCCTAAATCACCATTTTCATGGCGGTAGACACTGTGTCTTGATGTATTCCTGCAAGTAACTCACCTGCAGTTCCGTTTCTGCGATCATTTCTCTGAGACGTAGATAATCTTCTCTAGCTGCTTCGTTAAGTTGTGGGGCTTCTCCATCGCCCACGCTTCCGGCGGAATTGGCTGACTGCACTGGACAACTGGCCTTGACGAACACGCGCTTACGCTGAGTGCGCAGATCATCCCGCAAAGCGTCATTTTCACTTTTTGCGTCATTAAGCTTTTCAAGGTGTTTCCTCCCGATTTCGGATAACCGAGCAATGCGCTCTTTCTGGTCTTTTTCTTGTGCCGTTTTGGCCTCTAGCGCCTGAGTAAGCTGCTTAATTTCCGAGTTCTGCGCGCTAATGTGCATCGCCATGATGGCAACAAGTGAAATCGCAAGCAGGGAGCCAAGAATTTTACTGACTAATGGCATTAATCACTTCCTCATCCGTTGGAAGCTGGCCGAGGCGATAAAGCGCCTCACGAACAGAGATTTGACCCAAACAGAGCTGGGTTTCGATTTCCCGCCGAACCACAATGCCGCGGCAATTCCACTGAGGGTTTCGGCAATCGCGCAACTCACCATCAATTCGCACTTTGGTCCATCGATTAAACTGGTAACACGCATACTGGATCTGGCGGTTTTGCAGGTGACGATAAAGCGTTGAGCTTTCTAAATTGCCAACGCCAACGTTGTAAGCAAAGTCGAGCGTGGCGATGTGAACATTTGGGGGGAGTTGGTAATCGAGTTTTTCAAGTGGCTTGTTGTGCTTTTCTAGGGATTTGGCGAGCATTTCCGCGCATTGCGCATCAGTGTACTTATCACCCTGCTTAACGCCGTTGGTTTCACCGTTACAAACGGTCCACACTCCGCCAACGTCCTGATAAGCAACATTCCGCTTACCTTCAAAGGCTCCCGTTAGCGCAACCGCGCCAATCAGCACAGCCCCAACAAGTTTGTTGTATTTCATTTTTCAGTAGGCCGAGGGTAGAGCCAGCGCGCAGCGGTGAGCGCAATACCAATGATCGAAAGCGATGTACCAATGACAAAAGCAATATCGCTGCCGTACCACGTAAAATTCCCCGCGATAATATCCGCGAGGCTAGAATTCATCATTGATTGATAGTTTTCCACGCCCTTTGCCACACCCACGCCCACCGTTGTACCACTCCCAACGGCGATTGACATGGTTGCTTTATCGGTTAAGACAGGCGCGGAAGTCTTACCCAAAGAAAAGAACATACCCATTACAAACCCCATAAACGAAAAAACCCCGCCGAGAGGGCGAGGTTTTGCATCATGGGTAATAATGTACCCGCTTTTTTGGCAAAGTCAAAGACTGCGCAACTCAGTGCGCACCATTGTCATTGATACCACTGGCAATTATACTGATTGCTCATTGTGATAATGGAGTGACATTAGAAATCCGCTAATTTCTAAGCGTCATAAAGTAAACAACCCGAGCTGCTAACTCGGGTTTTTTATTGTCTAAATTAATCACAGCTTGATGAATAGCCACTCGAACTTGATGAATAGTCACTTGAGTTGCTTCCATAATCGCCACCTGAGTAACTATCGCTTGATGATGATTCAAAGTGACGACTCTCAGAGCTACCGCCATAGCCACCCATGGAATAATCACGAGACTGCGTGATTTCATCACCATTCATAAAGCGATGATTGTTCATATACGCAACCTCTCTGATTCCTTCCTCGCCCATTTCGGATGCGCTATACACATGGCCACATCCACAATCCACATTAAGCAAATACAGGTAAATCCATTCTTTGGTAGCACGATCATAAACCATCGCGGAATTACCACTACCACTGAATCCGGTAATGTTTGCGCGCTTAACTGTCTTTTTCTTACCAAAAATCTTTCTTAGAAAATGCATAAAACCCCCTTAGTGCGCAAACTTCTCAGAGCGAAGGCGTTTCGCCAGTGCATCTGCAGCCACAATCTCTTCTGAGCAGTAGTAATTCACCAGCTTTGAAACCACAGGCGAATAATTTCGCGCAAAGTCCTCTTCGGTAATGCGCACACCAAGCTGACGAAACTCTGCAAAAATCGTTTCTCTTGTTGGCTTAATGTACCCCGCCCCACCGCATTCATTACACACAGTGTGCAGCACCGCGCCAGAGCTTCCGCACTTAGGGCAATTGAGAGATTGCACCGCTTTAATTTCCGCATGCGCGGCCAGTTGTGCGCGCTCGTTCTCGATATCTCGCTTATGCTGTTCAATCATCGGCATCAAATGAGCATTGCCGGATTTTTCCATAGAGCGGATCCGCGCCTTCCAAGTTTCAATCAACTTTTGAGAGCGTCTGGCTCTTGCGCCATAGCTCTTATGCAAACTGCGCAGCTTAACGCGCTGAGCGCGCAGCGGAATATGCAGCACCAAACGAGTCACAATATCGGCGACCGCATCAACGTGCTTAATATCCTCTTGCATGACCTTGGCCTTAACGTGGTCTGCCAAAGTCAGCTTGGCCGCTTCATCCGCAAGATAGCGCGATTCAATGATCACCCGCCCAACCGGATATTGCTGCAACTCACAAGCAAATGCCGCGAGTATCACGTCAGGGGTTATTCTTGCGCGGCCACCTTTACGCTCAGCAAGCATAGGTTTAGGCGATTGGAGTTTGCTCATCATTTCAACTGCTAAATTCATAGTTTACCTGCCATATAATCAATAATTGCTTGCTTAGCGATTTCAAAGCCCTTGGTGAATAACACCAAGTAGCCCTGCTGGGTTAGCCTCTCGGCCATTTTCATCTGTGAGTCTGAAATAACACTTCGGTTAGGCTCTGGCGCTTTCATTTCAATTCGAAGACCGTGATAACCACCTCTGGCCACATCGAACACATAATCTGGGTAACCGGATGTGCCGCCCATTTCCGAAAAATCTCTCTGTGCCTTAGGCCCTCTCTTACCCTCGTTCGGGATGTGGGCGAGATAATCGGCAATCAAAATGCCATCAATCACCGTTTGTTCAGCCCACTTGTAAAGCTCTTTACACTCAGCTGATTCAATTTCTCTTACCTTCCGCTTTGCCTTGCCGCCGCACATAGTCACATGCTTTCCGGCTAGTTTCTCGATGTCATAGGGATTCATGCGAATGTAAACAGCCCTTCTTCAACCAAAATTTCCTGAGTTTCTTCAATCCCACGCAACTTATCTGCAGCGTAGGATTCACGGCTAGAGCTATCGATTTCAGCGTGACAAGCAGAGCAGGCGTAAACCACCATATTGTCGCCACACTTAATGCCCATGCCGCGGCGAACGCCAACATGAGCAGCCACGGTGGTTTCAGGATTGAAGTTGCAAATGCCCACTAAGCGCAAAGTGCATTGTTTGCCGCGAGCTGATTGCATGATTTTCTTGCTACGTACCAACATCACACATACCCCATCATCTGATTCACTATCTTTTCCATCTCTTGCTCACTGCCGAGATAGCCACCTGGTCTCACAATCTGCTGCCAAATCACGTTAAACGATGCTCGGTACAACTCTTGAAACTCATGATCATCCATCTTCGCGAAACTGATGGATTTCGGCTCTTTACGAATCGCGCCGTTAGGAAGAATGATCACGGTATAGAATCCAGCTTCTACGGCCACCCAGCGGCGATAAGCTAGGAAGCTCTTTTCAACCGCATAGGCAGAGCGCTTAGCTTGCATCTGGTATAGAAATTCGGATTCGTACTCACTCAGCACGTCACCGTGCCCAAGTTCTTTGGATAGATAAGCCACAAAGTTTTTCAGCAACCTATCTTCATTAGGGCAAACAGTTCCGCCCTTTGGCTCCCAGTAGTCAAAACCGAGTTTCAGCAGCGCCATATACTTTTTGTGAAACTGAGGATTACGCACTTTGCTTGGCAGCTTGGGGAACTCAATCACTTCACCGATGGCGTAGCGACGTAAAACCTCTTCATCCTCAGGAGACAGAGGGGCTAACCCCCCTGTTTTGCTGCGCACAAGTGACAGGCTCATTCATCCTCCCACTTATCCAACTCTTCGCGCTTAGATTCACCAGAAATGCAGTAAAGCGAGTAAGCACAAACACAAGCCAGAAAATAAAAACCAACCATTTTCCAACCATCAGTGATCTCCGCTTCTCCAATCAAAAAGCCAGTGGCAGCGGAAACAATGGCCACAACAAAAAACATCATCAACAAACGCATTTTGCTCATGCTGCCCCCTTGCTATTGCGGTCAATACACTCAACCCATTGCATCGCTACCGCAGCAACTTGGATGAGTTCATTTCTTAGGTTCGGGTCATTTTCCAGAATAGCCTTTGAAACCTCGCCGACTTCCTCACCTAAAATGGCATTCCAGAAAAGAGGATCGAGGTTACGGTCTGCACCCCATTTGAAGTCTTGAGAAACCATCTCAGCGATAAGCGCATCCGTAACGCCGGATTTCATGTGAATCTCAGCTCTTGCTCTGGCCATTTTGCAGTTCGCCATATTCAGCTCGATAACGTCGCTCATGCTGCTGCCCTCTCTGAGTCCAATTTTGAATTCAACCGAATAGCCCATTCGGCAGCTTGAGCTTGCGCCTTTTCTACTGGTGAATTTGGTATTTCAATTCGATTTGATGAATCCCAATTCTTGTCTATGGCAATGATCAGCCAGTAATGACCTAGCCTTCTGAGCGTTATCATCCTTTCGCCAATCCATTGGTGATAGTAATCAGGCTCTTGGTTATCTTTAACCCACTTAACCGCCAGAGCTTCTTCAGAAATTCCCATAAGCTCCCATAGGCTTGGCATTGATAAACCTTCTTTCTCAAACCAAAAAACAACTGGCTTTTTATCCAAATCAACCAGATTTAGTCTTTGTAGTTGCCTTAAGCCTGTTGAGTTTTTCAAAACATTTTCAAACTGGTTGGCAATAGCAATTCTGTATTGCTCTGGTGATAATGAGTGCTTGAAGTTGTTGCATGGAGCGCATGCTGGAACTAGGTTTTCAATTTTATCTAGCTCTGGATACAAGCAATCCTTGCCAGTTTTGTACCCAAGCAGTCTTCCTTTTTCGTTACGATTTTCTTCAAGCAGTCTTACGATTGGATAGTAATGATCCGCATGCCAACCGTTTTTTGGCAAATCACAGCCACAATACCAGCACTTACCGCCTGACTTTTCCCAAACCAACTTTCTTTGCTTGCTCATGCTGCCACCCCGATTTTCTGCGCCACTTGTCTTACTGGTACCGTTGGCGTTAAGCGATAGCGCCAAACCTGTTTCTTGTTCACCATTTCCATTTTTGACTGCTTCACCAAGCCATGCCGTGAGGGGCTGACTTCGCGCAGCCTTGCGCTAATCGCAGCTTGTGTGTCACGGTCTGGAAACTGCGAATGAATGAGCGATTCAATTTCACGAAGAGTGTGCCAGTCACCGCTTGAAACCATTACGGCAATCACTCGGCCTAGCTGAGAAGTGTTGAAATTGATTTGCTGCGCATACTTGCTTTGTTTCCACTGCTCAAGTGCGCCCAAGTGTGATAGTTCAATCATGCTGCGCGCCCCAAGGTTGCTTTATCCCAATGCTTGAAAATCCATTTTGAAGGACCAAGCGGCTTATCAACTTCAAGGCAGAACATCAGCCAGTTCTCGATGATCTGGCGTGTTGGTCGAAACTGGTGGATATACATCTTGATGTTGTACTCTTTTGCGATATCCAGCAGAGTTGCGGCGTGAATGCGTGGAATGCCTTTTTCAAAACTTTTTACGGCACCGTAAGAAATATTACAGCGGCGGGAGATCATGAAAATCGCATCACCACGCTCAAGTGGAATTTTGCGCAACAGTGAGTTGAAAGCATTCCCGCTCAGCTCTGCGCGCATCGCACTAACTTCGGATTTGGAAAACAGAGTATTCATTGGTCGTTACCTCTCGTTGCTTCTTGCCCACGCTTACCTAGCATGGCAATTCTTTTATAAACACCAGTTAGCTTGCTTGGGTCTGGTACACCTGCGTTATTGCGTTTTTTATCAAAGTCACTCATCACACTGACTGATGGAAGTGCCGGCAACTCCTGAGGAAGTCCCCCTTCTCGCTCAATTTTTTTCCATTTTGAGTAAGCGGTTTGGAACGCCTTCTTCGCTTCTGAATCAGTCATGTATCGCAAGTCAAAACAAATCTCGTTTCTCACCATGCGCTCAAGCATGTTTTCAGGTTTCTTTCTAGAAACCATTCTCTGATAAGCCCCTAGCCACTCGTCATCCTCAAGACACCAAGAACAGAACTTACCCGCGCTAGGGAAGAAATCCGATTTTGATTGCCGGGCTTTTGCCAATCCCTTGCCGATCATTTTCAGGCTGTTAACGCCAGTCTCACGCATGGTTGTCATGTAGGTTCGCTTTAGGGCCTCTAGCGCCTCCTCGTCAGGAATTGCATGACGCCAAGCCGGAAAAATCGATTGCAGCTCAGAAACAACTCGGTTAATCACCCTAAGTGCAAAATCATTATTTGGCTTTTCAACATCCGCCGAAGGCTCGCAACCAACAGGAAGTCTACTCACGATATTTGCTACGTTATTTCCAACGTTTTTCATTCAGTCACCCCAACAAGTGCGGATTATGGAATGGGTCGTTTTCCATACCATCAGCCCAGCTAGTGTCGTGATGATCCGGAACCCAATGCCGAGATTGAGTAACTCGGCTGATACCTGAATGACCACGATCTTGCTCCTTGCTGAGCCAAGCATGGATAAATCGGTCTACGCCTTTTGCGGTTTTTTGCTTGGCAGGGTTTCCGATTGACCAGCCGATCATATTTCGAATCTGCTGAGCAACATCCACATTCGGGTAGAGCGTTGACCAGTTATCAATTTCTGATTTGGTGATTTTTCTGGTTTGAGTTTTCCCCTTGAGAGGAATTTCAAAAAGAGCTGGCTCATGACAGTTTTCGGTTTCGAGCTCGCTCGGAACAAGATCAGTGATCTGTTTGTTTGTATATGGTTCGGATCTGTTAATGGATTCGGTAATTTTCCCGTTTCCATGGATTTGGGAATTTTCCCGTTTCCATTCGGTAATTTTCCCGTTTCCATTCGGTAATTTTCCCGTTTCCATTTGGGAAGCCCCAGAAGCATCAGGAAAAAGAAGCTCAACCAAGCGATCACCATCAATTAAATAATGCGATGTTGGCACTCCATTAGCCTTTTTAATTCGAGTCTGGATTACTTCACCAAGTCTTTGCTTTAACTGACGAATGGCATAACGAACCTGATCTACCGTTAGACAAAGTTCATCAGCCAGTTCATCGTTTGATTTATAGAACCAATCACCATTGGGTTTTGTGCTAGACCAAAACACAAGCTGAGAAAGCACAGCAGCATGAGTATGGTTTCCCTCACAAAACTTGATGTATGGTCTTGGAATGCTAATGGCAGAAGACTGACCAGAAAGCTCTCTAACAATGTTGAAAAGCCTAGCCATGATTAATCCCCCGAACCATCGACAGATGCCAATAGGGCTTCATCCGCACGGCAAACATTAACCGTGTATTCAATAGAGCCGTTAGAATGTTTCGTAGTTGAAATAAAGCCGGCGTTCTTCAGTTCCTTGAGGATGTTATAAACACCCTCTCGGCCTGTTTTCTTCGCGGTACCTTGAGTTACCCCTTCAAGCTGACTTGGGCTAATGCTCCAGTTGTCAGGCTTTGAAAGGATGTACGAAAGCATTCCCATAGCCTGCCATGATAAACAGCCATCAGCCCAAACATCGTTTGATATAACGCTGAAATTCCTTTCACGCTTGGCTCGGATAATACTCATAACAAACTCACTTCCGTTTTCTTACGAGAGAAATCAACGTGATATTTCGAGGCCTTAGCCCCTTGTTCAAAGACTTCTCGGTTAACAATGGAACAAGCAACCTCCCTTCTGGATTTGCCTGTCGTTTCAGCCAATGCATTGATGATTTCGTTAAGCGCCGCTCTGCACGGCGCTGATGTTTTATCTACGCTAGCCACGTTGTTTACCCCGCTACATGAGTTGTTGGATGATTTCAGGCAGCGGTATGTGCTGCTCTTTCAATCGCTTGACGGCCAGCTCAAGCGCTGGACGGTTGGCCGCGAGCATCATCTGCATCACAACCAAATGGCTTGATGCCATGAGCGTAGCGGGAGGAAGGCCAGAGATTTCAGCCAATGCCTTGGTGATCTCTTCTTCTGGTTTTGTTAGGCGGACTTTGCTTTGGCAATCACGCACATCCCACATGCTTAATCCTGCTTTGCCAGACTTGCGCTTGGCATCCAGTTCAAAGCCGATTTCAATCAATTTCGCAGATACTTCATTCATAATCATTGGTCGTTACCTCTAGGTAAATTAAGGGGCTGCCTATGCAGCAGCCTTGTTACTACACTCACTGAAACGTGGTTTAGATAGATTCAGTGAAAGAATTTCAGATTTACGCCCATAGTCTTTCGGGTCGTAGGTGTAAGGAATGCTTGGGTCGAGATGGCACAGCAAAGCGATGTGTTCAGGAACTTTCTCTTTGAAATGAACAACGCGCTGCAGCTCAAAAGCTCTTGCTATGTTTGCCTCGTTCCCAAACCGTTTAATCAAAATTTGATAAAGCGGATTGTTCATCATATGGCCTCCGTTGGATTGTATGTAAATATACAGCAAGAGTAATTAAACATACAAGACAAACTTCAGGAAACCTACGTAGAAAAATGTGATAATGAAGAAAAATATACAAATTAAAAAAGTTGATGATTATGGAAACATTAGGTAAACGCGTTGAGTGGAGACGTACACAGTTAAAAATCACTCAAGATGAACTGGTCACGAAAGTTAAAAAGCTTCTGCCAGATGCAAGCTTTAACCGTGTCACTGTTTCAAATATCGAAAACGAAGTTCAGAAAAGCTTTAAAGAAAACGTCTTCTTAGTCGTTTGCCGAGTATTAAAGTGCAGGCCAGATTGGTTAGCCTTTGGCACAGGACCAGTAGAAGATAAAGGTCCAAACATTGCCCAGGTGGGTCCACCCGTTGAGCAGAAGTGTCCGATACTCAGTTGGGTTCAAGCGGGAATGTGGACGGAAATGGGCTCGCCAGTAAGTAACGAAGATGTAGAGCTCATGCCTTGCCCTGTAAAGTGCAGCGCAGGAACCTACGTTCTCAGAGTTCGCGGCGATTCAATGCGCCATGAATACGAAGAGGGCGATTACCTATTTGTTGACCCAACCAAAATAGAACCTGCGAATGGTGATTACGTGATCGCCATGCTCGAAGATTCAAAAGAGGCCACCTTCAAACAATACATCGAGCTTGATGGCAGAAAAATGCTAAAGGCCACGAATCCAGACTACCCGCCTGAAATGAGATTCTTACCAATTAATGGAACCTGCCTGATATTGGGTAAGGTCATATGTAGCGTAAGAATCAGCCAGAATTAATAAACAACATAAAAAATGAAAGCCAGCGAAATGCTGGCTATTTTTTTGCCGCCAATGTCACAAAACTTACTTTGAGTAAATTTTCATACAAAATTTTATTGACAGCTCATGTATGGAAATATACATTTACTTCCGAAGCAAGGGAAACCGCGCTAACGCTCTTTAACAATGTGAACCATGAACGATAACTTTGGCATCATCATTGATGTAGGTGTCAAAGAGGTCACCCCAAGCTCCACTAGTGGGGAACACAAATCTAGTGAAATCGCTTACTCACCAATACGGCGACCGGGTGTAGCAACCTACAGATAATGGAAGCTGCATTTGCTGGAATGGCTTAACCGTGAGGATGACCCGATATGTAAGTAAGCTCCGCCTAGTTTCGGCGGCAAGGTAGAAACACAAATAGGCTTTGGAAACAGAGCCAATTTGAAACCTCTTTTTTGGTCGGACAGCGGAGTTAGGAAAGGCCGACAAAGCCTAACAAAACTGCATTAGAGAGGTTTCAAATTTAACCAACCAACCAAAGAGGCAACCAAATGTTTGGATTATTTAAAAAGAAGGCAGCTCAAGCAAAGGCAACATTACACAAGGTTGAAAACCGCGATCTTATGGAAGCTATTGTTGCTGGTGCTGTTCTTGTTGCTTTCGCCGATGGCGATTGTGGCAACGATGAACTAACCAAGCTGCAGGGCATTATCGAATCAAACGATAACCTGTCCCACTTCGGCTCTGAAATTGGCGCAACAATCGACAAGTATTCGCGCATGTTTGAATCTGGCGCGCGCTTGGCAAAAGTTAAGTTGATGAAAGAGCTTGAAGACGTAAAAGGCGATGAAAAGCAGAAAGAAGAAGCCTTCATCATCGCAATTGAAATCGCCGATGCGGATGGAAATATCGATGAGAACGAATTGAAAGTTCTCAAAGAAATTGGCCGAGCATTTGGTCTAAACCCTGATAACTACATCTAGGTGAAATGATGCTTAGTCGGCAACAAGTATTAGCGGCTGTGGCTGCGTTTTTATGTGTATTTGTTGCCCTGTTCGACTCAGTTAGCAAGATTGTTAGCTTTGTCGTCGAGGCTTCAATAATGCTTATCGTGCTGCTTATCCTGTGGCAAATCGTTAAGCCTAAAAATAGCCCTTAGGGGCTGTTTTGTTCAGCGCTCTTAAATTCATTTTCTTTAATTCATGTCTATCGATTTTGAGTAAAGAGCGCTGAACAAAGCAAGGGTGATGAAAACCGTGCATAGCAAGGTGTGTAAGCTAGTAGTGCTAATCCTTGGCTCGATAGGTGCTCCTACTATCGAGTTGCCGAAGCTGGTGTAAATCCAGTCGTAGAATGAGCGGTAAAAACACTAGCATTGCAGGGGTTGTCCTCCTTAGCAACCTGACTGCATGGACACTGGGAAAGACTAGCGAGTGACTGCCGAAAGTAGTCATTTTGAAAGCGGTCTGGCGCGAGAGACGCGAGACTCATATGGAACGACAATAAGAAAAGCTAACTCAAGTCATCGAGGCTCTTATTAAGATCTGAGAAGATTTTAAATATGCCCGCGTGAATATCGAAGCCTGTTAGCCACTCCAGATCGCTTTCAAAATGCAAAATTTACGGTTTTATGAGGTTAATCATGAACGTTGATTGGAAATATTTTAGCCAAACCAAAGGCTACAAATCTCTGAAAGAAGCGTACATGAGAGACGCTAGAAAAGCTGGGAAAGAAGCTCGCTCAGTGCGTGACAAAGATGAGCTTTATAAAAAATTCCAGTGGGTAATTAGCCGATGTTTACATTACTCGAAAGCATTGAATAAACAACCTTGGGATGTTCTAGACGAATGGGAATCTAAGCGTGGTTACTGGTGGATTAATTATTACCAAGAATCAAACCAGCCAAAGATTCGCCCTGAATCAATATCAAAAAAGCCAATGCACATCCGAGGCATTAAGAAGTATTACAAGAGTGGTCATTTCCCTGACTCAAACACAAGAGTCAACTCAAGGATTGGCGATCACCTTAGAAAGCAAAGAACCAAGAAGCCTAGATGGACCGCAAAGCGAAAAAGTCTAGGTTATTAACCGAGTCCGTAAGTTAGAACCTCGAAGGGAAAACGCTCATTTGGGCAAACAGGTAGAGCTAAGTAGCCCTGCTGTGAGCAAGTACCAGATTGGCTGGGGAAAAGCATCTGAACTCTAATAATGATGTGTAATATCCGCCTTGTGTAGACCGAGTAAACCGATACCAGAACACACCTTCTCGCGCTAACGTGACGACAGTTGTTCTAACAGGGTGCTGGTATCACCTATTTTGAAAGCGGTTTGAGTCACCTGAATGGTCAAACAAAAATAGCTAGTTCTGACAACCTAGCGCAGACCGCTTTCAAAATCCATCAACGTCCTTTCACCCTGCCATCAGGGTGCTTTTTAAATCAGCTCTCTGCCTGTTGATGAGTATTCGGAGGGAATGTTGGGCTGATTCAAAAAGATCATTTAATTAGAGAGTCACCACTAGGCAAGGTGAAGTAACAAGTTTGCCTAATCGGGGAGGATTTAAAAATGAAATACTAATCTCACAAAACATAAACCCTCAAGATCAAAGTTGATTTAGGCAAAAGAATGATTGAGTTCACTTTTGCGCTTATAGCCATCATCGTCACCGGAATCACGATGAAAGCTAGCCACCCGAAAAGCGCCAGAATTGAGTTTGCGCGAGACGGCCATAGCAACGTCAACAAAGCACAGAGTTTTGGGCTCTGTAAACTCAAGTAAAGAACGATTCCGGAAGCGCCGCAAAGTTGCGGCACTTCTTAAAGCGCATTCAAGCAGTGTTCTTTAAGAAGTGTCCCCAACACTTCCTAGCCAACTGACGTTTAGCCCTGCCTTGTGTGGGGCATTTTTTCGCCCCGCGCACCAGCACCGGTCTTCTAAACCGGTACGTAAAAAGCTGGAAGGACGTGAGAGGTTCGATTCCTCCGCGGGGTGCCATTCATAAGGAAACAGCATGAAAAATCTATCTATCGAACAGGCTTCAATAAAATTTCCTGTTGGAGCAAAAGTTAAATACTTTCCAATTCGTGGTATCGATAAGTGCGAGGAATGCGAAGTTAGAAGCGACCCTTGGATGGTATGCGGAGAAACAGTAATTAAGGTTTCTGGTCGATCTGGTTGCGTTTCGGTAAATCATTTAAAACCGATTGACCAACCTTTAAAAACCAAAAACCCCGCATAAGCGGGGCTATCGGGTGGCTCAACGCCACAGAGGCAACGACCAATAAACACTAAGTGCCATTGGACGGCTTAGCTCCGACCAAGAAGCTAAGGCAAAAGGAGAATATCAAAGTGAACATCCTCAGTCTAGTACCAGAAGCGCAAGAGATTGCGTTTAACGCCTTCATTGAAAAAGGCATTTGCCGAATCAAAGGAAACCGCGAATGGTGCGGGATGAGCCTTAGCTCCTTCTTTGATTGGCTCTACGAAAACGACAATTACCATCGCATGCTCTGCGGCCTACTACGCAGCACCATGGTGATTGATTTCGCTCCGCAAATGAGCGCGCACAAGCTCATGGAGCTTGAAAACTACCAAAAGAACTTTGACGAGTTGCTAGAAAAGTACGTTCGAGAGAACAACTGGCAAAACGTCCTTAAGGGCTATCGAGAACATCTTGCGCAAGTGCGAGAAAACCGCGCAATAGATGAGTTTGAAAGCAAACTTCGAACCATAAATTACTGAGGTAACGACCAATGACACAAGTGATCCCATTTGAGCAGCAATATCCGCTTGTTGCTCAGCGCGGAATTGATGAGGCAACGTGGTCTGCATTGCAGAACAGCGTTTACCCGGGAGCAAAACCCGAATCAATCCTGATGGTTGTAGACTACTGCCGAGCCAGAAGCCTAGATCCAATCCTTAAGCCCGTTCACATTGTCCCAATGAGCGTAAAAAACTCACAAACTAACCAGAACGAATGGCGTGATGTAGTAATGCCAGGCATCGGGATGTATCGCATCCAAGCAGACCGCAGCAAAACCTATGCAGGTTCTACAGAGCCTGAGTTCGGTCCTCCAATCACCATGGAATTTCATGGTGAAGGCAATGCCAAGGAAACCATCACGTTTCCTGAGTGGTGCAAAATTACCGTTTACAAGCTAATCAACGGTTCGCCTGTCGCGTTCTCAGCGAAAGAAATGTGGCTTGAAAACTACGCCACGGCGGGACGCAATTCCCAAATCCCTAACGCGATGTGGAAAAAACGCCAATATGCTCAGCTTGCCAAATGTACCGAAGCTCAAGCACTGCGTAAGGCATGGCCTGAAATTGGTCAACAAGCAACAGCGGAAGAAATGGAAGGCAAAGAGTTGATCATCGAGCACGATATTACTCCTGCCAAAAAATCCGCACCGCAAATTCAACAATACCCACAAGACGACTTTGATAAAAACTTCCCAGCGTGGGAGAAGAAAATCAAGTTAGGTACCAACACGCCAGAGCGCATCATTGCCATGGTTCAATCCAGAGGCCAACTGACTGATGAAATGAAACAGCGCCTCTTTGATGCATCAGCAATTAATGGAGAATTAAGCCATGCTAACAGTAACTAACGTTCAATTTCACAGCGTTCAGCAAGGGACTGAAGAATGGCACGCCCTGCGCGAATCGGTTGACATGACCGCATCAGAAGTATCGGCTGCGCTTGGTTGCAGCCCATACAAAACCCGCGATCAGCTCATGCATGAAAAAGCCACTGGAATTAAGCCTGAAATCAGTAGCTACCAAGAAAAAATCTTTGCTGATGGTCATCGGTTTGAAGAAATGGCGCGCAACATCCTAGAGCGCAAGCTAGGTGAGCAATTGTATCCGGCAACCATTACTGGTGAGTGCGAAGGATTAAAGCTGCTTGCATCGCTTGACGGCCTAACCATAGACGGTGATGTGGCATTTGAGCACAAGTCACCAAACGGCAAGCTAGTTGAAAAAATCCAACAGCAAAGCCTCGATACGCATTACGTAGTCCAAATTGAGCAACAGCTCATGTTATCCGGCGCTGCCGTGTGCAAGTTTGTAGCAAGTGATGGCACAGAGCAGAACTGGCATGAAATGGACTATACGCCAGATATGGCCGTGCGCGAATGGATGATCACTGGCCTTAAGCAGTTCCAAGCCGACTTGGCAGAGTACAAGAAAAAACTCGCCAACGGTGAAATCAAGCAAGAAAGCAAACCAGTTGTTACCGCCGAAGTCATTCAAGATCTTCCAGCGGTATCCTACAAAATGAACGGCCTTGCCATCATCAGCAACCTAGATGAGTACAAAGCCAAAGCGCTAGAGCTGGTTGAACAATCCAAGAAAAAGCTGGAAACAGACCAAGACTTTGCCAACGCAGAAAGCATGGTGAAAATCTTCAAGTCAGCAGAAGATAAACTTGGCCTCATGTCTCAGCAAGTTCTTGGTGAAGTCGAAAGTATCGATACCTTTGTGAAAGATCTTGGTTTCATCGGCGAGAACATTCGCCAAGCGAGATTAGCGTTAGATAAGCAAGTCAAAACGCGCAAAGAAGAAATAAAAACTGAAATGGTCGTTAAAGCACGTAACGAGCTGGCTACCATCGTGAATGAAGCAAGCCGCCAATATGCGGTCAACTTCAATATCAGTGCTGATTTCGCTAACGCCATCAAAGGCAAGCGCAACATTGAAAGCATGCAAAGCGCAATCAATGACGAACTGGCCAAGGCAAAAATTGCACTGTCTGAGCAAAAAGACGTAGTGCAAACCAACCTAAACACCGTCAATCAAAACGGTGAATATCGATTCCTGTTCAATGACTGGTCGCAAATCGCTTTCAAAGCACCGGAAGATTTTGCAACGCTGGTCAAGCTGCGTATCAGTGAGCACCAAGCCGCAGAGCAGAAAAAGCTTGAAGCACAGCGCGAACTCATCCGTAAACAAGAAGAAGAGAAAGCGCAGGCCGAACTCGCTCGCAAGCAAGAAGAAGAGCGCAAGCAGCAAGAAGCAGCTCAGCCCGTTACAACTCAAGAAGCTGTAGTTCAAAAGTCGCCGCAACAACAAATCCGACTTGAACAAGCTCGCGCCGTTCTGCAACAAGCCGAAACCGCCGAAGTCATGCCATTCAAGCCGCAAACCACGGTAGAAGAAACCATCAACATTCGTGTGAGCGAATACAAAGAGTTGATTCGCAAAGCCGAAATGTATGATGCGCTGATTGGCTGCGGTGTAGATAACTGGGACGGCTACAGCGAAGCCATGGAAATGCTAAAAGCATCCTAACCAAACAAGCCACTTTCGAGTGGCTTTCTTTTTCAACTAGCTGAGGGGCTTGCCCCTCGGTAGGGGTAACGACCAATGATCACAGCAAAAGAAGCAAATGACCTAAGCGGACCTGATGCATCAGATTATCTCTCATTCCTTGAGGACAAGATAAAAGAAGCGGCCAGCAAGAAGCAAAAGGAAATCACCATTCGTGACGAACCTTACGCTCGGTGGCTTTACTCGGAGAATGGCTTGTCTCAAGCAGAAAAGAGCGCAATTGAAGTTCTTAGAAAAAACGGCTTCAAGCTGAAGCTTTATTACAAAGAGCTTCAATTTGTTGACATGGGGCTAACCATATCTTGGGGTAACGACCAATGAGCATAAAGCGATTCAATTGCACTGCACGTGATAAGCGCGGTGAAAATGGTGACTGCATGGAAAAAAGCGAAAGCGGCAAGTACGTATTGTTTTCGTCTCACGCCAATGAAGTTAAGCAACTGGAAAGCAAAATTAAGCGCCTTGAAAATAAGCTAAGTTCTTATCAGCTAGGCGCCAAGGTGGCGACCAATGGCCACTAAAGTTATCAAACCAGCCGAAATAGAAAGAACCTGTGATATGTGCGGCAAAACCAAACAGCACTTTTTCAAAAAAGGGCATGCAAGTATGGGCTGGGTTTGCATGCAATCAGATCGCTGGGAAAAAAGCATTGATATAACCCTGAGCGCATCAATTCCATATAGTCCATCAGATGATATTTGCACCGACTGCGCAAGAGAGGCCGTGGACAAAATCATCAAGCAGATTGAAGGCAACGACCAATGAGCACATATAAAGAAATCGCATTCACAGCGCGAAGTGAAATAACCGTAGATCCGCGAGATGGTGAAGTAAAAGTCAAAGCGGATATCTCTGACGTTCTGCAAAACTTCTCTGCATCAGAAGTGGTTGACGCAATGGAAGCAGACGAACTACTGACCAGCATCGGCGAAGATGGCGCAATCACTTGGCTGCTTGAGCAAATGAGTGAAGATGAGCTAATCGGGCGATTGATGCACAAAGCCGCTTAACTTAAAAGAGAGTAATCCCCATGTTTCCAAAAAACCTACTAATCTACCGTGTCAACCGCGACATTCAATTCGACCCTGAAAAAATGGAAACCTTGCTAGGTGAATTCAAACTCACCCAGCTTGGCAGCCAAGATAAGCAAAAGTTTGGCTGGGTTCCTGCGCTGTATGACAAATCAAGCATGCTAACGCATACCTCTGGCGGCAACATTCTCATTCGTGCGCAAAAGAGCGAAAAGCTCGTTCCCGCTTCCATCATCGCCAAAATGGTGAAAGAAAAGGTTGAACAGCTTGAGCGCGAAGAAGGCCGACCGCTCAAGAAAAAAGAGCGCGAGCAAGTCCGTGAAGATATCGTCATCGACATCTTACCCACGGCACTTATCAAAGAAAGCTTCACCAGCTTGTTTATCCTGCCATCGCAAGGGCTGATTATTGTCGATGCCAGCAGCTACAAAAAAGCCGAAGATGCACTTGCCCTGCTCCGTAAAACACTCGGCAGCTTGCCTGTCGTACCGCTCATTCCTGCGGTTGCAGTCGAAACCACGCTTACTGAATGGGTGAAAACGGCTCAGGTTCCAAGCGGCTTCTCAATTGGCAATTCTGCGGTTATGCAGTCCATCCTCGAAAAAGGCGCGCAAGTCACGCTTAAAAACGAAGAGTTAAGCGCTGAATCCATCCAGAAGCACATCGAAGAAAACAAGGTGGTCACTGCGCTTTCAATCGACTGGCAAGATCGAATCAAGTTCACGATCAAAGATAGCATGGCAATCACTCGCGTGAAGTTCGCCGACGAACTGAAAGAGCAGAACGACGATATTCCACGCGAAGATCTAGCCGCCCGACTCGATGCAGATTTCACGCTCATCGCAGGTGAGCTAACCGCATTCTGCGGTCATCTGATTGATGCGCTAGGCGGACTGCCGCGAGATTAAAAACGTTCAATTTGCGAAGTGACTTTATAAAAGGAGTTTACATGAGCATATCGACAGGCTGGTTTGAGCAACTCAAACGCGGTGAAAAACACCACCAATTCGGAAAGCACCATCACACATATGTGAACATTGTTGGCAATAAGTACGGAAAGTTAACGGTACTTGAACAGCCACCCGGAAAGGGGGTTATTTGCCAATGCGATTGCGGAAATATCCACGTAGAGAAATACACCGTTGATTTACGCAGAGGCCGGAGAAGGTCTTGTGGAAAGTGCAATAACCTAGCAAACCCAAAGTTCAAGAAAGAAGAGGATGCAATCATTAAAAAGTGGGCAGGAACAAAGTCCACTGAAGAGATTGCTGAATTGGTGAGTGAACTTGGTTTCAGGGAAGCCACAATCACAACGATTAAAAATCGAGTTAAAACTTTAAATAAGAACCTCGATGAAAATGAGCGTATATCACTAAGAAGAAAAGGTGAGTTATACCCACATTCAAAAGGCTCCGACCACGAAATTGAACTCTGCAGACAGCTTTTTGATGCAGGGTTAACGCCAACTGTCATCGCTGAAAAAATGGAATTCAGCATATCTCACGTAAGCAGCATAGTTCACTATCGAAGCAGAACAGAGCCTGCAAGCCAGTGGCGATAGCGCGTCACCATCCAAAAACAATAGCCCTCGTTTGAGGGCTTTATTTTGAGAGCTTAATTATGAACAACGATTACTGTTATGAATTCCCAGTAGTAAGAGGCGTCCAAGCTGGCCGCGTTTTTTACATGGCAAGCGTGCCCATGCGAATAGTGCAAAATATGTTCAGACTTGACACTGGTGATGGCTCCGCCCTATCTCGCAGTCAGCGAGAAGTGAATTTAACCCGAGCAAAAAAATTTGCAGAATATCTAAAGGCCAACAAAGAAACCTTTGTTGTTCCTGCACTCACAGGTTTTGTAAATGTCGAACAAGGCACCAAAGTTGAATTCAAAGAATCAAACGTTCTAAACGTGGGCGTTTTATCGGTTCCTATGGATGCTGCACTTCTATTCGTTGACGGCCAACACCGAGCAAGCGGCGTTGCCTTGGCAATGAAAGATAGCGACACAAGGTTAGAAATTGGCTCACAAAGCACCCCTGTAATGCTGTTTGAAAATCTTACCCTTGAGGAGCGGCAGGCCATGTTTTCAGACATTAATGGAAATGTTGCCAAACCAGCCCAAGCGTTATCAGACGCTTACAACAATCGTGATGATTTGGCGATTTTTGCAAAGGAACTTGCCGTTACCATTCCTCAGCTAATCGACATGGTTGACTTTGAGCATAACGTTGTCTCATCAAAAAGCGCGTTTCTGTTCTCTATAAAAACCATAAAAGAGGTAAGTGCAACGGTAGCAGGGCTCAAGAAAAACCAAAGCCTAAGTGACTCAGATAAAGCACTCGTCACCAATTTCTGGAAAAAATGGTTTGAGCAGACTGATTTCGACAGAAAATTTGCTGAATTCGATAACGACGCTTATCGATTTAAAGATAAAACCATCATCACCACTGGCGTCGTGTTGAAAGCGGCCGCTTTGGCCGTAAAAGAAGTTGGTATTGAATCTATCGACTTTTCAATGCTGAGCATGATCGATTGGTCAAGACATGGAGAGGCCTTTCAAGGCCGATGCGTTGATGCTCAGTTGAAAACAATGAAAGCAGATTCAACCGCAACCAAGCTAACCTCTGCAAAAATGCTCACGCTAATGGGCATTCAATTAACGGATTCCCTTGCTGAGATTGAGCTCAAAGTGTTTGGCAAGATTGAGCCGATAGCAATCAAGCCAATGCCAGAAGAAGAGCCGAAAGAAATTACAGAGCCAGCTCAAGAAGAAGAGAATTTATCTCTATTTGAAGACTGGCATTTCTATATCAATCTTTCTGAATCCGATGCGGTTCTTGCGATAAAAAACAATTGCAAGCGAATGGAACTCAGCAATGAACAATTGGAAGAAGCTGGCGAAAAACTGGCAACCGTTTCGCAAGAAGGAATGGATGTCGAATACATTCACTCAATCATTGAAGAAGAAGTTGCAGCAGATCTGGCAAAGAAAATCTACTTCACTTCAATGAGTGATTTCATTACTTCTCTCGACTCAATTGAAGATCAGAATGAAATCCACAAAACGCTTTTAAATATTCGCTCAATAAGAGGTTCCATCAAGAAAATAATGATGAGAAAGAAGAGCGAAATATTGAATCAGTAATTCACTGAACTAGAGGCAACGACCAATGAACATTGAAATCCCTGACTTTCTCATCGAAATGTCAAAGCAAATGCATGAGCAGAATAATCGCATTACTGCTGACCCAATCTGGCAGGTTCGCCACAAGCAGTATCTGGTAACCGAACAGGGCTACAACGAAAGCCACTGGGAAATCGCCGCAACCGAAGAAGGTTGCACCCTTTACCACTCGCAAAAAGATTCTGATTACCAAACGCTAATCCTTTACCTCATCGACAACCACCCTGACTGGATGCGCGAATGGGCGGAAGAGTACGCCGATATGGAAATCGAGCTTGATGATGGTGAAATGATGCTTGAAGAACTTGAACTAGACAGGCTGACGGATGCCTTTAATTCAAGTTTTGACCCTGACTGGCATGATCTTCCCGAAGGCGTCAAAAAGTTCCACATGCAAGAAATCGAAGTGGTCGTTAAAACCTGCTTAACCGAAGCAGATGCCAACGCATTCATTCAGCGAAAGCAGCATGACTACCCGAAGTTATACACCTACGTCGAAAGCATGGTGTATTGCCAACAAATGATTGAGCTCAGAAACTGGATCCTCAGTTTGACGGAGAAGCCAAATGGATAACGAGCAAATTATTGCAGAGCTTCGCCTCAAGCTAGAGAAGGCAGAAGCTGAAAAACAAGCGGCCATTCAATTTCACTTAAATGCATTCGCGAACCAAATCTTTGACCAAATGCTGAAGCATTATAAGACGCACAAATTTGGTCCGTTAACCATGGCTAAGGATTACATCCTAAAGGTGAAAAAGAATGAACCCACTATTTAACGCCAATGGTGAGCAAATTCCCGCTCGCCCAAGCTGGCGAAAAGATAAAGAAACCATCATCAAAATGGCGATGGAAACCCTTTTCGCTGAAAAGTATTGCGACTTTGAAGAGTGCGAGCGCTTCCCTCTTCAGCAGAGCTTACTCAAGCAGTTAAGCATGCCTAGTGATGAATACGAACTAGGCAAAGACTTTGAGGACGATGGCTGGTCAGTGTGCTCAACCTTCCTAAGCAAACTCGATAACGTCATCGGCCACCTTCAGCACGCTTATCAGAGCTTAGAGAAAATCTGGGGTGAAGAACACAAGCCAGTTCCTCCATTTCAAAATGGAGATCAACTCATCTTGTGGGGTCAGGTTGGCGAAATCACCGGTGTATGTGAACACCGACCAGCCACTTTTCTCGTGAAGCAACCAAAACACGATGAAAACACCCGGTTATTAATCAAGTTTGAAGATGCCGTAAAGGTGAACCCATGAACAGCTACGCACAGAAGCTGCTGGAAACCCAGCAGCAGCCAAGCCATAAACTGAAAGAAATTGGCGACCAATGGCAAACACCGAAAGCCCTCGCATGGGGGCTTTTTTCTACCTTTTCGCCGCGCTTAGGCTCAATCGTCATTGATATTTTCGCAGACGACTGCAACGCACTTTTACCAACCTATTACACCGCTGCGAAAAACGCACTAAACCAAGATCTAGCCGCCGACCTTCGCAAGCTAGGCGGAAGCGCGGGTTATGGAAACCCACCCTACTCTCGCCCATTCATTGATGAAAACGGCGATGCCGTAACCGGAATGGAAAACATCATTGATTGGTGTCGAAAGCAGCGCGAACAGGGAGCAAAAATCATGCTTCTCATCAAAGCCGCAACCTCTGAGGCTTGGTGGCCGGATGATGCTGATTTCATCCAGTACATTAAAGGCCGAGTGGCTTTTGAATCGCCAGACTGGTTTATTCCAGCCACAAAAGAGGACAAGCCAAGTTCAGCAGGTTTTCCCTCTGCGGTTGTGATTTTCGATAAAACATGGTGTTGGGAACCGCGCCCCAAAGAGCGCCTAAACCGTGATGATCTTATTGCTCAGGGCAATGTGATTTTATCCATGATTGATAGCCAAAAGGAGGCGGCATGAAAGTCGTTCCAATGATTTTTAACACCGACATGGTTAAAGCGTTAATGGCTGGGGATAAGGTGGTGACGCGTCGGCCATTGATTATCCATGAAGGATGGGAGTTAAAAGACAGAAAACTTACCAAAATCACATCGTCTCATCCGAAAAAAGGAAAGTGGGGGGCATTAATACGACAGGAAACATTTGATGACAAATACCAACATGACATTATCACTGCTCCTTGTTTTGTTGATGACTTAATATATGTACGTGAAACATTTCGCCTGTTCAATCATTCAGACGAATGCGGCTGTTCAGATTATTGCTCTTGTCCACCATCAGGAACACCGGTTTATTTCGCTACTTGCGGTGGTGATTCAGAAAGCAAATGGAAGCCATCCATCCACATGCCACGAACTGCAAGCCGCCTAACTTTAAAAGTCACTGATGTGCGCATCGAACGAGTGCAAGACATTACCGAAGAACAGTGCTGGAAAGAAGGCATTGAACATATCGATGGTCAGTTCGACATTCACCAGCTTTCAGAAATGGCGAAAACATTCGACGGAACGTTTGAAGATGCAAAAGCTTTATTCGCCTGTCTGTGGGATTCGATTTACCAGAACTGGAATCAAAACCCCTACGTCTGGGTAATCGAATTCGAAGTCATTCACCAGAACGTTGATAAGTATCTTGAATCGGTTAAGGAGGCGGCATGATTCTCCGCCTCATTCCTAACAGCCCAGCCGTTGACGCCGTTCACATCTGCTACATGCGCCAAACGCCCTACACTCACGATGGCAAAATGTACATCGTGAAAAACATTTCAGCTATCGGCAAAGGCCGAGATACGCGAGTTGAAGCCGAGCTTCAGCCAGTATTCAAAGCGTAAGGAAAGTACCATGGACAACGTATTTCAAATCGGCTTCCCTGAAGAAATCGGCGAAGCAGAAACGCTGCGTGATTACGCAATCCGAAAAGAAATTGAATGCAAAGAGCAGCGCGAAGTGATCGCCACCATGCGTGAACTACTGGCAGATATCGCCATGAAAGCGCATGATCCGGAAAAAGTAACCGACCTCTGCTCAAATGCACTCTCCGGCATCGAGCTAAAGAAAACCGCCTAACCTATTTGCCAAACCTTTGGCACTCATGCAGCAAATTAAGCGCTTGTTAAAGTGCTTCAGTGTTCACGCTGCGTGAGATTTTATAAAACCTAAGCCCCTTTTAAACAGGGGCTAACGCGCTAAATTGCAAAGAGGAATAGGAGAAACCTCAATGCAATGCAGCCGCTGCGATAAAACCGCCATCATCACCGAACCTACCCCACTCTGTGAACCATGCGCATTAGATACCGCGCTTGGGCTACTCACTGCCTGCAGGTTAAGCGAGCAATCCATCAGAGCGCTTATTCAATCAGGTTTTGATATGCCCGTAGTCACAGATCGCCACTATTCAGCGACAGACCTAGCCAAAGAGCTTGGCGTTTCAGCGCAGAAGGTGGGCAAGCTTGCCAATTCATACCGCATGAAAACGCAAGAGTACGGCCAATGGCGGCTAACCAAGGCAGCAAACAACCCCAAGCAAATCCAAGCTTTTTTCTATAACGAAAAAGGCCGAGAGAGGATTAAACAACTATTGAGGTAACGACCGTGAATTTTGAAACTGCAACAGATCAAGAGCTTGAGCAAGCCTTGGCTTGCTTGGTTTACAAGTGCGAAGGATGGGAACTATCAAAAACGGGTGGTTCTTTTCATTCGTGCGGTATTGATGGCTCAGCATCCTATGTTCAACCTATTCCTAAGTACTGCACTGACATATCAGCAACATGGCCGCTTATGATTGAGCATGGCATTGAGCTATCCCCTTGTTTCAATGGGTGGTGGTTTGCTGGTGTCGTTGATTCTTACACGCATGATGAAGAGGTGCTTTCATATAGCGGGATCACAACTTGCGAAAACCCACTCCGCGCCGTGGTTGCTTGCCTCATCAAAGTTCTCGAGAGCAAACATGATCGGACTTAAACGCCTATTCGACCACATCACCGAAATGGTCAACAACGACCAAATCCCAAAAGTTAGAGACCCTGAATCTGGTGTTATTTACGGATACTTCGATCAAGCGTTTGGCCTAGCCATGAACGCCAAGAAAGAAGTGGAAGCAGAGCTTGAACTGAACAAAGCCAAGCTGGCCGCTGTGACGAAAGAGCGAGACCAACTCTACAAGCTCAACCAAGAGTTTGCCGAGTTCGCCAAGCGCCAAGGTTGGCAGCACGTTTTGATTGATGAGTTTTATGCGCTGAAGGAAAAGCAATGAACCAAGGAACCAACGGCGGCGAAGCCTATAAGCAAAAGTGCCACTAGTTCTGGAATCAGGTTCGCTTTCATGTCGAGCTTGCTCATTTAACCGAAGGCACTTTGTCTGGAGCAGCGCGTGAGCTTAATCGCAAGCGCGTTAAAACAATGAACGGCGGTAAGTGGTGGCCACAAACAGTGAAAGATGCACTTACCCATTACACCGAAACTGATAGTGAGAAATAGCATGAAAAGAAAGGTTTATACAGATTTTCGTGGTAGCAAGGAAATACTGGTTGAAGGCCTAGGTGAATATACACCAAAAGAGGAATGTAATCGCCTAACCGAAGAAAACAAAAAACTTCGCGAAGCTTTGGAAAAAGCATTGCCAGTAGTCAACAGGGCTGCGGCAATGGATGACTCAGACGCAAAGCTTGTTATTCGAGGAGTTCAAAAGCTACTTTCAGAACTAGGTGGTGAGTTATGAAATTTACATGTTCTCTTTGCGAGAAGGAAGTTAAGCGCGGCAATAAATTTAACGTTGATATTACTGAAATGCTTGATGAAACATACGGTCAAGGTTTCGGTGGTGAAGATGAGATCTGCAAGCAGTGCGCCACTAAGATTGAAAGAAAAATCGAATCGTTAAGAAAGTCAAACAAGCAATAAAAACTAGGTGGTGAGTGATGACAATTTACGATGTTTTTACAACGTGGATACTCTTTGGTCTGGCCACATATCTCGACCATGTTTTTTATGTTTGGGGATCCTGTTCGCCATATTACAGAAACGAGGTGACTAAACTTCTATTTTTCTTAACCTTTGTTATTTGGTTTCCAATCCTGCTTTTTGGGACTATGGAAATTCGTTACGAAGTGTGGCGTGACTTTCGTAAGTATCGGAAAAGTGTAGGTGTGCTATGAAAATAACCCACCGTCCCAAGGGTAGCATGTGCGCAAACTGCAAAGGACTGAGCTCAGACCATAAGCAACACCACTGCCCTAGCCGTGATCAATTCAAAACCATGCAGCCAATAGGAAAAGATAGTGACGGCGTGTTAGTCGTCCGCTGCAAAAGCTACGATAAGATTTGAGGTAACGACCAATGAACACCGCAGAAAAAATCCCTTATCACGATATCTCAAAAGAGAAGTGGGTTGGCGAGGATTATATCCTCGCTTGGCTTGGCATCACTAAAAAAGCCTTGCAGCGATACCGCCATGAAGCTTGGCTACTTGGCGTACACTATCGAAAGATAGGCGCAACAGGCCAAGCCTCAGCAAGAGGCAATTCCAAAATCGTTTACTGTAAACCCGAGATCCAGAAATGGATTGAAAGCTACCCACAACACTAAGGCATAAACCATGAGCGCATTACCAACCGGAGTAGAGATTCACGCAGGACAACTGCGCATCTGGTTTATGTACAAAGGCAAGCGACAAAGAGAATCGCTCAAATGCCCTCCCACTCCTAAGAATATCAAACTGGCCGCTTCCAGAAGGACGGCCATTTGCCATGCCATTCAAACAGGGCAATTCATTTATAAGGAGTGGTTCCCCGAATCCAAAAAAGCCAACCAGTATTCAGACAAGAAAGACATCACCATCAAAGAACTGTTTGATCGCTGGCTTGATTTGAAAGTTATCGAGGTGACGCCAGCTACCATCAAGAACTATCAGCAGCGAGTAAAGCAGGTTTATTGGCACCTGCCTGAAACCACATTGGTTAGTGAAGTCACTCAAGAAAAACTGCTTGAGCTCAGAAAACGCTTTACCGAAACGTGCTCACCCTCCACGGCAAACACTTACATGCGAACCCTGAAGGGGATATTTTCCTTTGCGATAAACTCCGGCTATTCAGATCCGGCGCTGCTCAACGGCATCAAAGAACTGAAAACCCAAAAGCGAAAACCGCAGCCATTAAGTGAGGAAGAGTTTCAGCGAGTGATTGAACATTGCCAACATGAGCAGGATGCAAACTTCTGGACGGTAGCGGTATACACAGGGCTGCGCCATGGTGAATTAATGGCGCTCGCTTGGGAGGATATCGACCTAGAGAACGGTACGATAACAGTAAGAAGAAACCTAACCCTAGAAGGCAGATTTAAACTTCCTAAAACAATATCGGGCGAGCGAACGGTTAACCTGTTAAATCCAGCACTGGCCGCACTCAAAGCGCAGATGAAATGGACATTCATGTTACCCGAGTTAGAAATAGATGTACTTCAGCGTGAATATGGTAAACTCCAGCGCCAATTTATCCGGCCTGTTTTTTCGCCAAGTGTGACAGCTCGATATGAGGTGGATAATCGCTATTACCACCACGTTAGCATTTGGGAAAAGTGGAACATGTTGTGTAAGCGCGCCAAACTTACATACAGAAAGCCATACCAAACACGACACACTTATGCGTGTTGGATGCTCTCTGCAGGTGCGAACCCCACTTTTATTGCAAAACAAATGGGGCACTCAAGCGCGAAAGAAGTTTACCAAACCTATGGCGATTGGGTTGGCGACCACACGAAAGGTCAGTTAGATATGCTAAACGCAAGGTACGGAAACATTGCCCCATATACGCCCCAAGGCAAAGAGAGCAAGAGTTAA